ACTGCAGATGATGGTTCTGAACCAATATATGTAAGACAGTATACAGGAGTATTTGCCAATTTAGTTAGAACTGCAACTTTACTTGATGGTTCTGGTAATACTACCTTTCCTGGTTCAGTAACAGCCACTTCTTTTCTTGGTAATGCTAGTACAGCTACATCCTTAACAACCAATGCTGGTTCTAATACAAATCCTATTTATTTTAGTGGAGGAAAACCTACTGCTTCTTCATATAGTTTTGGCAATGCAAGTGGTAATATACCCATAAGTAATGGTACTTTAAATAGTAATTTAAATGCTGATTTGTTAGATGGTATGAATTCATCTGAATATGACCATAATTATTACATAGGCTTTCATCCTGATTATAGAAATTTTGTTATATTATTGTTCGATATTAACGCTATAACTACTCATAGAATTAATGGTAGATTTTATTCAACAAGAGGTGGGGTTGACCGTTATACGTCCACAGATGTAGATATATGGTATTCAAGATGGTCTACAACTGGTTTTGATAGAAGTATTAATATCGTTAATAAAAGTGCTCTTGGTTCTTTGGATTTAGTTACTTGCGTATATAATGGAATAACTTATTTAGCTTTAAAATTTGATGATAATGACCAAGCAAAATCTTGGTATTTTAATGGAACTGGAACGGAATCATTTACTATGATTGAATACTATAATCGTCAAACTAGTACTGTTATTAATAGTGAGATATACAATAGCTTGAGCGATGTTAATAGTTGGAATACTTATAGTGTAAGACACGGAGCAAAAACATTTGCTTATACTGATTCAAACGTTGCATCTGCTACAAAACTCCAAACAGCAAGAACTATTTGGGGACAAAGTTTTGATGGTACTGCTAATGTATCAGGAGCATTAACTTCTGTAACTGATATTACAGCAAGTGGAGCTATTCAAGGGTTTCAATTAATATCTACAGCAACAACAGGTACTGCACCATTATCAGTTACTTCTACAACATTAGTTGCTAATTTAAATGCCGATCTATTGGATGGTTATCATTCATCAAGTTTTGCTACTTCAACACATAATCATATATTGGATTCATTATCCAATGTTACAATTGATTCTAACACTATTGGTGAAATTCTCAAATGAGATGGCTCTAAATGAGTGAATAATACATTATCAGAGGCTGGAATAGCATCTTTAACACATGATCATGCTGGAGTATATCAACCTTTGGATGGTGATTTAAATGCTATTGCTGCTCTATCAGATAGTTCTGTTGGATTTCTTAAAAAAACAGCAACTAATTCATGATCATTAGATAGTAGTAGTTATGCTTTATCGTCACATAATCATTCTTTAAATTCTTTATCTAATGTTAGTATTTCAACACTTACTAATAATGATATATTAAAATGAAGTGGTACTAATTGAGTAAATAACAGTTTATCTGCTGCTGGTATTGCTGCTATAAATCAAGTTATGTATATAGGAACTACTGCTGTTAATATAAATAGATCTAGTGGTACATTAAATTTAGCTGGTATAGGAACATTATCAGTATCTGGACAAATAATGTCTACGTTTGTTAATGGAAGCAATCCTCCATTTGTTTTATCATCTAATGCTCTTGTGACTAATTTAAATTCTCAATATTTAAATGGAATACAATCAAATGGATTTGCTAGAGCATTTTCTGATTGATATTCTTTTGGTGGATCTCAAACTGGAATAACTACTGCTGCTTTTGTATCAATGTTAACTTCGTTAGGAGCATTCAATCAACCACATTGAATTGCCAGAGGAAGTTGAACTTATAGTGCAAATAATTATATTACAGATACTGGATTTGGAAATTTACATTTAGCTGGATGTACAGTAGAAACATTTGGAAGTTCCAGTTGTTATACTATAGTTATACACACACCATCAACTACAGGAGTATCTAATGGTATAATAAACAGTACATTAATATATCAAAATAATGGAGTAGATTATTCTCCAGGATGAAGAAAGTTGGCACTAGTAACTGATAATGTAGCGTCTGCAACAAAGTTACAGACCACTCGAACTCTTTGAGGACAATCATTTGATGGAACGTCCAATGTTAATGGAGATATTATAATAACAAATACAACTGGAGGAACTGGTGTGTTGGCAAGAACCAATACTTCTGGATCTGATGGTGGAAATTTTCATATTGATTCTTATAAAGCATCTGGTGATACTGCTGGAAATATTTATTTAAATCATTTTTCTGGTTCTAATGTTTATATGACAACTGGTGGTGGTAATGTTGGAATAGGGATTGCCGATATTAATAGTGATACTAAATTCCATATACACAATCCTTCAACAAATAATGCAATTGCAAAATTAACATCAATTGGAACAAGAACAAGATCTACATATAATACAGGTACTATTAGTTATTCAAATATTGATTATAATAATGGGCCAAATTGAAATAATAATTCTGTTACATTGAATACAAATCAAAACTCAGATTGATTAGTCTTTAATGGATTTTCATTTAATTTATGATCTGGATCAAGCATTACAAAATTATACATTACTATTAATATAGCATCTAGCATACAAAATATTGCGATGATTTTTTTTGGATATATTGATAAAAATGGTCACATTAACGAATTATATAACAGTGGCCCAATTACTTTTACTACAAGCTCAACACCATATGCTACATATTTACAATGATCAAATATGAGGCAGGATATTGAAAGTTCAAATTTTAAAATTTTGATTAGAGTTATTCCAATTGATGGTGCTAGTACTATATATGTATATTATAATTCTTCTTATGTTAATGAAGCATTAAATGAAATTTGTGGATTTTCATTTACTAATGATTATAGTTCTGGTCTAACAATTACAAATGTAAACAGTAATTTTACTAATACAGTTAAAATACCAGGAGACCTTAAATTAGGACTCCCAACAACAGGTACTGGAACAGCTGTATATGCTACATCAGATTCTGGTGTATATAAATTAGTTAGATACTCTTCAAGTCAAAAATATAAATATGATATAATTGATTTTAATTTAGGATTGAATGCTGTATTAAAATTAAAACCAAGACAATTTAAATGAAAAAGTGATAACAAAGAAGATTTTGGTTTTATAGCAGAAGAAGTTGAAGAGATTGATGATAAACTTGTTCTATATCAAGATGATATTGTTGATGGAGTTAAATATAGCCAAATGGTAGCACTACTTACAAATGCAATTAAAGAACAACAAGAACAAATAAATTATTTAAAAGATCATATTACATTAAAAGATAAAAATACTGATAAATCATATAATATTAGTATAGAAAATGGAAATTTAATTATGGAGGAAATTTAATTATGGCTTTAACAGAAGTTAAAAGAATTTCAGGAAATTTACAAGTAAATGATGTTAATGTTTACGTAAATTTTGAGTTATCTAACACAACTACACCAAATACAATATCTTATTATTTTACATATAATAATATAAATGTTTCTGGCATGTATCCAACATCTTATTCTGTAAATGATGGAATGATAGATAATGAAATATTACAAGATATTTTTGATGTACTAGAAGAAGTGAAAAATGATTACACTAAATTTATAGAATAATATGACATTAAATGAGGCTTTAATAAGACAAAATTTTATTAATAAGATATTAATAAAAGATGATGTTGATAAAAATCTAAAAGTAAAGATAATGATGATGCGTATTGAATTGAATAAAATTAAAAATCAATTCGATAATGATTGTATTGAAATGATAAAACAACTACAAACTGAAGAATTTTTAGAATTAAATAGTTTAGAAAAACCAACAGAAAAACAAAAGAAAAGATTAGAAGAATTAAATAAAAAATTAACAGATGAATATAATCAATTCTTAATTGAGAAAGGAAAAGAAGAGGTTAAATTTGATAAGAAATTTACAGAAGATGAATATGCACAAATAGTAGATGTTAATTCTGAAAATGACATAGACATTAATGGTTCTAAGCTTGATGCATTAAGTTTTCTAGAAATAATTTATACTTTATTTGTAGAATAAATGAATGAATATATAGAATTAATAAGCCAATTAAAACCTAAAAATAATGGTTCTTTTCCAATTGCTGATACTAGAGATCTTATTGGTGGTTATATACAATTAGACACTATTACACAATTAACTGCTTTATTAAATACAAATAAAGTAAGAACTGGTATGTGTGCTTATGTATCTGAAACCAATAAAATATATAAATATACAAATGGAACTTGAGAACTTTTTAATATAAGTGGATCTGGTGGTGGAGCTACAATTATACAAGTTAACCTATTAAATGATTTAGCTAATGATGATTATAAAATTCCAGGACAATTGGTTTTTGTTAAAGAAGTAAATGATTTAAGATATTTTGATGGAGAAATTTGAAAATCTTTTACAAAAATATATATTCAATCTACACCACCAGAAGACTCTACAGGAATATGAATAGATACATCAGATAATCATACCTTTAGTTCAGAGAATGCAATAATAACGGAATTGCTACAAGTTATATCCATATTACAAGAAAAAGTAAATAGATTGGAATGAGCTTTTAGTAATCAAATGGATTTTGGTGATTTTAATAATAATCATTATAGTGAATATACTGGACATACTACAGAAGAACCTGATTTTGGATCAAATACTGATGAAGATTTAGATACATTATTAGAAAATATAGTTACTGAAGAAGAGCCTGTAGAGTATAAAGATTTAATACCAAATGGAACACATCTTTGTATAAAAAGTGGAACATATGCAGAGATGATGGCCAATAAAAATAATTTTTTACCAAAAGAATTATTATGATGTTATGATAAACAACAATTATGAATTAAAGATCCAAAAACAAATAATTTAATACAAATAGGTTCTTCAAATGGAACAGAAGAACCATCAACTGATGAAACAATGGAACAAATATTAACACAACTAGTAGGCTCAGGTAATAATGCTACTACAAAGATAGTAGGAATAGAATTTGGAGATATGAGCAACTTAGAAAATACTTATAGATTAAGTGTAAAAAATGGTAAATTGGATCTATATGATTATAGATTGGATAAAAAAACTTTGGCTGGTAATTCACAAATATTATCAAAAAATACATATTATACATTACCATATTTTCCTGTTTTAAGTGATTTAACTGGAAATTCTGGATCTCCAATGATTTATATTGATACAGTGTATGCTGGTGGTTCTGGAACATCAAAAGACTATAATCCATGTTCACATAATTTTATAGTAATATCAAATCTAACTAATGTGGATTTAAATCTAAAAGGACTATATTTACATTATACAGAAAGTACATCAGGACAATGGATTACATTGCCTTTAAAAGGAGTAATTAAATCAAAAGGTACTTTTACTATTAGGGGGGCACAATGTTCATTTATGGATGTAAATACAACTTATATTAAAGTATTAAATTATGACATGGAATGAACAAAAGAACAAACTTATCATCCAGATGTGTTTAAAACAACTGATCCAGATTATAATATCTGAGATGAGAATGGATTAATAAGATTTGCTGACAATTGTTCTTTTTATTTATCTGGAGAAGAAACTGATGGATATTTTCAAGAAAATATGCTTAATACAACTGCACCCTGAAGCACAGATGGGTTTGCACATTATTATGTTGATCTGCTTGGTATAGGTAAAATATCTAATATAAATATGCCAGCAGAAAAGTCTCCATTTCCAGTAAAAGGCAGGAATATACTTATTTTAAGATATTATACTATGGATTTTGTAAGTCAAGCAATAAAAGCTGCTACTGCTAGAGATAATTCTGCTGATTTTACCTACATTAATATAGGACAATTAAATCCAAAAATAGACTTTACAAAATATACACCAACAGAAGAAAAGAACTTATTTTATAATAAAACTCTTTTAAAAGAAGGAGTAAATATAATTACTTGTTCTTTTGGATATAATGCACATACTACAAGATGTTTTACTTGAGTATCTAAAGGATATTATGATGAATATATTTGATTTGCTGATGATAATGGAAATTATACGGAGGTCAATAAGTTTGAATCATTTAAATCTGGAGATGGAAGGACATCCAATAAAAATTGAAATAGTCCTATTTATAATAGAATAAGATCCATTACAACAGATGGTACTGCTTTTACAACACATAAATTTATTAAAGATTTTCCAGAACCCACAACAAGTAAAACATATAAATATAAAGTAGGAAGAGAAGGATTTTGGTCTGAAGAAAGATCTTTTACGTTAAGAAATAGAAATGTGGTAATAGAAAATGGATATAATGTTGCACATATAACTGATCCACAGGGATTTAATGCAGAAGAATATGAAACTTTTAGACTCCCGTGTGAATATATAAAAAATAATGAAACTTTTGATTGGGTATTACATACAGGAGATGCTACTCAAAATGGAAATAGAATAAATGAATGATTGGATCATTTTAATGCTGCCAATGTTTTATTTAAAGATTATGAATATATGTTTACTGTTGGAAATAATGATTTATGTCCATTAGATGTATATACTTTAGGTGTTGGAGATGATATTAGCAAAGTAAATCCAAAAAATGTAGAATATTTTTATACTTTTGAACATCCATATGCTATTCCACAAACAGCAGAAGGCATTTATATTCCCTCTTTATATAGTTTTATATATGGTAATACTTATTATCTAAGCATGAATTCTGAAATTACAGAAACAGCTAGAAAAGATATATTTAATGATGCTACTGGATTTAATATATATACAAATACAATAAAAAATTGATGTGATAATGATTTAAGTTATTTAGATTCAACCATTAACTGAAAGATAGCTTTTTGTCATGAATCTCCTTTTAGTATTATAACTGCAGATTTGATATATTCATATGTAAAACCAGATACACAAGGCATTTTACAAAGAAATTCAGGAATTAAAAGAGGTGGATCTCATTTAAATACAGTAGGGAATTATTGATTTTCTAAATTTTTAGAAGACAACTTATTTGATATGTGTTTATGCGGACATAAACATACTTATGCTGAAACTAGATTATTAAGAGATAATCCAGATGCAACCATGGAGCCTATTGTATATGATCCAACATATGACCCTGTTAACAATATCTATCCTACTTGATATAATAATCTTTCAGACAGAGGAAAAATGTGTGTACAATTAAGCAATGATAACACACAACATTATGTAAAATATGTAATGAATCAGGCAACTGGATATAAATTAGTATCAAATAAGGAACTTCCAGCAAAAAATATTCCTTGATTACAAAACTATTATCCTGTATCAAATGAAACTTATGATCCTCTTACAAATACAGTAACAGTTACAGTAAATTCTGCACAAAAAAATCCACACTATATTATGTGAAGTATAGGAAATGGAAATGAAACTGAAACTGGAACAACAAATACAAGACAAAGAATACTAGGACAAGTTTATAAGATAATTTTAAATGGACAACCATCTGTTTCTTGAACATATAAATACAATGTTCCTATTTCAGTCAATCAATTAACAAAAATAAAATCAAATGGATCGTCCAATCCAAATAATAATATAATAGTAGAAAAATTACAGTAATGAAAATAAAACATTTTGATGAAATATTACAGAAATGAATTATTGATGGTGCTTCTAATGCTGTAGATTTAGAATTATCTAATCCAGCCTTTTTAAGTAATGAAGGCAATTCTATATCTATTAGTCAAGGATTTACTAGATTATATAATAAAATTCAAAAACTAGAAAATAATTTAGCTTGAATATATATAAATGGTGCGCATGGTGGAACTGGAGGTGGAGTAGGAGAATCTGGCAATATTACCATTCAAATTGATGGTGGTAATACTGTTTATACCTCTTCTTCAACTGTAAAATTTAATTTATTAATTAATAATGGAACCATTTCAAAACCATTTACTATAGTTATTAAAAATACAGTTACTGGAAAAATTATATATACAGAGAAAAAATATTCTTTATCTTGAATACAAATAACATTATCTGGTATTACAGAGAATACTGATTATGAAATTACTGCTTATGATTCACTATCTAATTATGCGGTGCCACAATATTTGCATGTAATATATGGAGCTATAAGAATTGAAACACAAAGCAATATACCAAAAACAATTATTATAGGATCTACTTCACAAATACCTCTTGTAATAGATATAACAAATAATATTACGGGAGCAGTAACTTATTTTAAATTTTCAGTAAATAATATTGTAATAGATGAACAATCAAATATAACCACACAACAGAAATCATTAAGATATGATTTAAAAGATATATTATTAGGAAACATATTTTTTTCTAATATACGTACTGGACAAAAATTTAATTTTACTGCATATGCAAGCACAATATTAAATGGAACTGAATTAAAATCAAATATTTTAACATTTAGTATTACTATTGCAGACTCAAATTCATTAATTATTGTTACAGATGGAATATCAGAAGATTATACCAGTTTAACTGAAATATCAAAGGGATCTCAATTAAGTTTTACTTATTATTTGAGTTACGCTCCAACAAAATATACTACTTTTAATATAATATATAATATATATTTAGAAGAAAATGGTGAAAAAATAGGAAATTCATTATTGTCTGGAACTATATCAAATATTAATAAGGGAACAAATAATACTTTTTCAATAAGCACGGTATCTTTTGATGTAAATAATAATTTACTTATAGAATTATATGCCTATGCTATATCTAGTCCAGATGATTCAACAGCACAATATACAAAGCAAGTTTATGCAAAAATAACAGAAGCAGTAAAAATTGATTTGTATGCCGATAACACTAATAAAAATTTATTGGCATATTATTCAAAGGTAACTGGTTTTCCACAGTCAAGTAATACTAGTTGAAAGTATCCAATATCAAATACAGGAATATTTGCATATGAAGGATCTTTTGCCAGTCAATTTGATGGTAGTGTAGATTTATATTTAAAAAAGACAAATGGAATATCTACTGGATTTATTAATGATACTGATGGAGAAAAAACGCCAGGTATTGTATTAAAAAATGGTTCATATGCTTATATAGATGTAGCTAATCAAATGTTTCCTAATTATGATATTAATAATTTTGGATTTTTTTCAACTACTTTTGGTTTTAATATATCTTGTACTTTTAAAGGAAGTGGTGGCACTGTAATGAATATAGCTAGATATAAAGATGACTCTTTAGATTCTGGAATAGAAATTACTACAACAAAAGCAACTGTTAAGATTGGTGCTGCAGGCAGTATATCTGTAGATCTTCCAGAGGATGAGTTGTTAACTATTGATATTGATGTGTCTTTAATTAATAAACAGCCAGGCAAAGAAGCATGATATTTCAAAATATATATTAATGGCGTTTTATCTGCTGTTACTAGAGTTGCACAATCTGATATAGATTGGATGTTTGGACAAAATTTATTTTTTGGATGTAAAAATAATAATGGAATATTGAGTGATTTTTCAAATATTATTATATATGATATAAAATTATATACTTCCTCTCAATCAGAATATTCTATTGTAAAAAATTATATTTCTGCGAGAGAACAGGCACTTTTAATTAATGGTTATGTCTCTGAATCACTTGATAATGAATTAAGAACAAAGAATTTGTTTGATTCTTCTGGTGATTGTTTTATTTGAAACAAAACAAAACAAACTTTTTATGATGGTCAGGAATTATATGATAAATTGGTTTCACAAATAGAAGTAAATACTCCATATCCAATTGTTATGATTGAAGAGACTAGTATAAATAGAACAGATTTTAAGGCATATTCTACAGCAATTTTTACAGCAGAAGAGAAGGATGAAATTATGAATGCTACTTTTCCATGCACCATTAGATTTCAAAATAAATTGGGGAGTGTTTTAATTAAAACACCATCAAATGTAGGAGCAAGTAATGGTGTAAGAATTGGATTACAAGGAACATCTTCTTTATCTTATAATGCAAAAAACTATGAATTATATTTAGGGGATATGGATGAAACTGGTAAAAAACAATTGTTCATGCCAATACCAGAATGATTACCAGAAAATGAATTTACACTTAAAGCAGACGTGATGGATTCTGCACATGTTAATAATGTTGTAATAGGTAAAATTGTTAATGGAGAAGTAAAAAATGCAAATGGAGTACAAGTAATGCCACTAGAACCTACTCCGCCAATGAAATTGCCAGCAAGTTTATTTCCGTCTACTGAAAAATATGAGGAAATTGTAAGTAAAATTAAACACACTTCAGATGGTTTTCCTTGTTTATTATTTATTAAATTTGCACCAGAATCAGAAAATGATATTGCAGAAACTAGATTTATGGGCATTTATAATTTTAATCTTGGAAGATATGCACTATTTAATTTGGGATTAAAAATATTAACTGATTTTACAAAAGTAACTGAAGGTGGTGGCCCAACATTAATTTCAGATTATATTGAAATAGAAGATTATTGAAATACATCAACAACTGGAACTTATTCATTAGAAGTAAATCAAAATAATTCTGCACAGGGAGCTTTTCAGCAAGATGATATGGCAATCATTAAATTTATGCTTGATGTTCCATATACAAGCAAAGACAAAGACAGTGCTTATCAAGCAGTACAAAAGTTGTATTATCAATTGGCTAGAATGCCATTAAAAAGTACACAAAGATATACTATGGATGATTTAGGACAAACGCCTACTAAGCCAATTCCTGGAGAAACATATGAATATAATTCTGCATATTATAATTTTTCTGCTTTTGATTCTAGAATGAATTGAAATAATGCAGTTGGTTATTTTATGATAGCAATGATATTTGGTATGGTGGATTCTATGTGTAAGAACTTAACTCTTAGAAGTTGGGGTGGAAATATCTGATATACTACATTTTATGATATGGATACAGCATTCAAATTGAATAATGCTGGACAAGATATTGTTGCCTATTGAGCACACTTACATAGATGATATAATGTTCCAGCTAATGATACAGGTGTGACTACATTTACAAGCGAATTAAATTATTCTTCAAATGAAAATATAAGACAATATTTTGCTTCTAATTGAAATCGTATATGAGAAGTATTAGAAAACTTGCCTTTAAAAGATAGTGGTAATATATCTGATAGAATGATATTAGAAAATAAATATGCAGATTTAAGATTAAATTTATTTTCTGATCCAGAAAAATTTATTAAAGATTATTATGAAGCTTATACAGACCAGACTGGAGCTATTTTGTTTAATTACGATTATAAAGTAAAATACCTAAAAATAGCACAAACATATGATAGTGTAACAAATGCTTATATTGATAGTACAGATTTTACACAATTAAAATTTTTACATGGAAATAGAGTTATTAGTGTGAAAGATTGATTTAAAAAAAGGATATTTTTCTTGGATGGAGTATATGGATATTCTAAGGGAAAAAATTATTTAAGAGATACAATAAAAAGTCCTGTAAATCAAAAATGAAATAAAAATAAAGCTGTTGGCTCTCAATCACAACCATTATTAACTGTTACCATGTCTACAATATCAAAGATGTTATATAGATGATCTTATGACAAAACAAGTGGAAGTTTTTGATTGGATGAAAACAGCACTGATGCAATAGTTCCTGTAACTGGTGGAGAAACAATTGTTGATATTTATGCAAATAATTATATTACTCAATTTATACATTTTAAAGATTATTTTTGAACTGCACTGACAAATATAGACTTGCCTTTATTAAAAGAACTAGATCTATCTAATTTAAGTAATATACCAGCAAATGATTTTCTTGCATATGGTGTTTATGATAAAGAAACTAATGCTGGATTAAAAAATATTGAAAAATTAATTTTGCATAATGTACATTTTGCTAACAATGCTGTATATACTTTAGATGTTAGTGAGTGTGATCATTTATACTACTTGGATATTTCTAATTCTGGAATAACTAATGTTATATTAAATGATAATGCATCTTTAAAGACTTTTAATCTTTCTAATACAAATATAACAACATTAGAGCTAAATAATCAAGCCTTTTTAGAAAATCTTGATATAACAGGATGTGCTAATTTGACTAATGTAAAAATTATAAATTGTAATTCATTATTAAGTTTAAATATACCAAATAATGTAAAGACAGTAGAAATTATTAGTTGTAATTCTTTAAATAGTATTAGAATACCATATACTTCTATTGATAATAGTATATCTCCTCTAATAGAAATTAATATAGATAATTGTCCATCATTAAAGGAATTTAATATTGCTAATCAAAATAATCCAGGGTTAGTAGTTAATTTAATAGGAGCAATTAACCTGGAAACATTAAATATATCAAGAACTAAAATATCTAAATTAACTCTTCCAGTACTTTTTGATGGAAATAATAATCCTGTATTTACAAGTTTAAGAGATATAGACATTTCAAATACAACTATTTCAAGTTTTACATATGGTGATCAACAATACAATTATTTAGAATTGTCTTATTTCACTAATTTATCAAGGATAAATTGTTCTAATTGTAGAAATTTAACTAAAGTAAAATGTAGTAATATACCTAATCATTATATAAATTTAGAGTATAATTCATTTTATAATTGTACTTCTTTAAGAAGAGTTATTGGTAATTTTAATATAACTGGTTATGCTGTATTTAAGAATTGTTCACAATTTATATTAAATGAATTGACTACTTATCAAATATATGGTACAAATTTTATTACTGATGCAAATGGAACTAATATTAAATTTGATGATGGATTATCTAATTTATTAGAAATGTTTAGTGATTGTGGCAGTTTATCGTATGATGATTTTAATTATATAAAGTTAAGATTACATCAAAATATTACTTCAATTGAAGGAATGTTTAGAAATTGTTGAAATATAAATGGTAATATACAATATGATTTATTTAGAAATTGTAGAAGAATTAATGTTATAAAAGAAGCATTTAGTAATACAGGATTATCTGGAATTTTTTACTCAAGATCTAATGATTATGATAAAAATAATGATTTTACTTGGGGAATATTAGATTTTGTTCCAAATTTAATGAATGCAGAATCAGCATTTTCTGGAACAAAAATTGAATGAATTGATAATAAAGTATTTAGTTCATATTATGATGGAACAAAGACTGTATTTCCAAGTCTGGTTAATATAGATAATATGTTTAGAGGATGTACTTCATTAAAAAGTTGTGTAGATACTAGAAATTTAGTAAATGGTGCCCCAGAAGAAGGAAATCTAAATTCTGAAACATTCTTTGTCGATTTGATAAATCTAAATACAATATATCCATCCAATGTTTTTGCTGGGTGTATTCATATTAATATGGATATTATATCTTATGATAATAATACTTTATTATTTCATACTTCAAAAAATATTTCTGATGCAGTTATTGATAATACTCTTTATAATGGTATAAATTTAATTGGCGAAATAAAAAATAATGTATTTGGAGGAATTAATAATGTTATAGTAAAAGATAATAAAACTTACTATATTCCAGTTTTTACATCTATTAAATCTCCTTTCGATACTGGAGCATCTAATAATGCAAAGATTAGAATTTCTGAAATGGGAAGTTTATTTAAGAATATAAATACATCTATTAGACAAGCTATTGGTATATTTCGTGGGTTAAAAGTGCATGAAGAAGATTCTGGAATTATACCTGCTGATATATTTAAAGGATGTATAAATCTAATTAGTATTGAATCGTTCTTTAGTGGATTAAATTTAACAAATGGTGGAAATTCTTATGTTTTTCCAGCAACATATATTGATGATGGTGTTACAAAAGGTATGTTTGATGATTGTGTCAATTTAAAAATAACTAAAAATTTATTTTATGGATGTAATCAATTAAAAATTAAATTAGTTGGAGAAGGATTTAAAAATTGTAAATTGGAAGATGTTTCTGGTATGTTTTCTAATTCTGGATTATATGATGTTATACCATATAGGCTATTCTTTATGGTTAATAACAATAAATTGCAAAGAACTATAAAAACAATGGATAATATATTTTCTGGCTGTTGGTGTCTTGGATATGATATTACTAGAAGTGTAGCTATTGGAAGACAAATTTATGGAAGAAAAACTACATGAAGCGATGGAATAATTGATAACCCAGGAAATAAAGTATTTTTTAAATTAGATGTTACTAACTTAAAAAAATCATATAATTATAATAGAGATGAAAACCAATATATTCCACTTACGGCAACTAATTATGATATTACAGAAAAATATATTTTAAATAATGGAACATATGTATTATACGATATAAGCAATATACAATTTTATAAATATAATATAGATGGATATACTCCATATAATTATAATGGATACTCGAATGAAGAAGTATATGTTAAAGAAAATGATCAATATATAAGATACATTGTACCAGATTTATATGTTAAAAATATTAGATATAATCCAGGTGAATATGCATTTGATGATTGATACTTAGATGGATATGGATGAGAAGGAGCACATTCTAATGAACCTGTTTTAAATGATGGTACTGATTTACAAGATGTAATAGAAAGACTAACTCCAGATTATTTTTATTATGATTCTTTACAAAAGGCAGTATTAAATCAAAGTGATATTACAAGATATAAAACTGCATATCAAAATTACATGATTCCAACAGATTTATTTAGATATTGTTCTTCTGATGCTACTTTAATCAATGTGTTAAATAATTTAACTTGAAAGAGAAAGATAATTACAACAGACGAATATGGTAGAGATATTATTACTGAAACAAACGAAATAAATGGTCTTACAGGTAGAATACCAGCAAGGTTGCTAGAAGATTTAGTTGATAATAAAACTTTTGACTCTACTTTTAAAAATACAACATTTGATGCTTATGTTGGATTAAATGCTGATATTATAGATAGTAATGGTAATATGCAAAGAGGAATTATGTTTCCTCCAGATTTATTGCGATATAATATTGCAATAGAAAATCTTCCATCTTTATTTAGTGAAATTGAAATATATACTGGAGTAGATATTAATGCTGATTTATTTGATGGTCTTCCTAATTTAAAGAACATTTCAAAAATGTTTTCTAATACAAAATTTAATAATTTACATTATATTGGAGAACCATTTACTGGAAGTAGTGTATCACAAATTAATTTTAATATGTTTAAATACAATACTAAATTAATGAATGTATCTAGTTTATTTGCATTTACGTTACTCACAGTTGATGATTATAGAGGATTATATGTAGTACAACAATCTTTATTTAATAATAATTATAATATTAATAGTATTAATAGTATGTTTTATAATAATTATTTAATGGTAGGATCTGTTCCAACATTTGATAAAAATATATATAAATTATTAGTAGATTATTCTAATTATTTATTTGGTGTACCAAAATCTAATATAACAAATGCAGATAATGTAAGAGAAGAATTAAAACCAAATAGTTGAAACCAATAGTAATATGAAAAAATTAGTAATAATATTAGATCCAGCACATGGAGAAGAAGTTGCTGGAAAAAGAAGTCCAGATGGATTATTTAGAGAATATAAATGATCTAGAGAAGTATTAAAAGAGCTTAAAGATAAATTAAAACAAAAAGGATATGAAGTATTTGAAACAAACGCTTCTGATAGAGAAATAGGATTAACAAAACGAGCAGATAATGCAAATAAAATACAAAGAAAAAATAAACTAGTTATTTCATTACATTCCAATGCTGCAAGCAACGGACAATGATCTAATGCCAGGGGCTATTCTATTTATACTACAAAGGGACAAACAAAATCAGATGAGTATGCACAAATATTTTTAGAAGAATTAAAAAGGGCATTTCCAGAAATAAAAGGAAGATTTGACTTCAGCGATGGAGATTTAGACATGGAAGAAAATTTTACTATTTTACAAAAAACAACATGTCCAGCTATTTTAATAGAATGATTATTTCAAGATAATAAGGAAGATGTAAAATTATTAATGGATCAAGCAACCAATTCTAAATTAGTTGATACATTAATAATTGCTATTGATAAAATAGATAATAATTTATAACGAATTTTATCAATTAATATCAAAAGATATTGTTATTATTAATAAAGTATTATAATATGATATAATTTAAATATTTTCTATATAATATATTATTTTTTATTAATAATATTAATAAATTTGTATTTTATTATAGATAATTTTTTGTTAATTAAAAATTAATTAATTTATGACAAAGGGTAATGTTTATGATCTTTACAAAACACTATTACAATTAAAAGATTATGGAAATGTCAAGTTTAAGTATGCAATATTAAAAAATATAGAAATGCTTAAACCACATTATAATAGTTTAACTACTTTAGAAGAAAACAACAGGGAGACTGTTGCAGAATTTGAGAAAGAAAGAAATAACCTAATTATGCAACTTGGTAAACCAGAACAAGATGGAACAATTCATGTAACAGATGATAATATGCAGGAATACTCAGAAAAACTGCAAGGATTGATTGAAAAATATCAACAAGATATAACTAAATATGGAGAATTAATGGAAGAATTTAATGAAATTCTAAAAGAAGATTTTGACGAAGATATTAATTTAAGGCAAATAAAATTAGATGCCTGTCCAGATAATTTAACATCAAAAGATTTAGAATTGTTATTAATGTGTAATATGATAATTGAATAATGGAAACAACGCTAGATGATTTAATAACTGATGGTATAGGACTGGATGATTTTACATCCGATGAAGACGTACAAGAAGAACCTAAAACTGAAGATTTTTTTTCAGAGGGACAAACAAATAATTCTTTAATTGATAAACTATTAGAAGCTAAAGGATTTAAAGATAATAAAGTAACTATTGTTGAAGATGATACAACAAAAGTTTTAGATTTTTATGAGTTATCTCCAGAAGAACAAATAGAAATATTATCTGCAGATGCTCCAAAAACTAGTACTTTAACTACAGAAGAACAAGAATTTTTAAATACTTTAAAAAGAAATAACACTTCAATAAATCAGTTTTTAGATCAATATAAACAATCAATAATAAATGAGATACAAGATAATTCTACTGATTCTTATCAAATAGATGATTATACAGATGAAGAATTGTTCATGTTAGATTTAAAAACTAAATTTGATCTGACGGATGATGAATTGGTTCAAGAATTAGAAAAAGAAATGCAAAATGAAGATATGTTTAAAAGAAAAGTAGATAAATTACGTAACGAGTATAGGGAAGCAGAAAAACAATATAATGCAAGTAAATATGAAGAGTTTGAACAACAAATGATTAATGTAGCATTAGATACTCCAGATTTTTATGGCATTGAATTAGATAATGAAGAAAAAGATGAAGTACTATCATTTTTATTAGATACAGACGCAACTGGAGAAAGTGATTTTACAAAAGCTTTAAATGATCCTAAAAAATTATATGAGGCTGCATGGTTTTTACGCTATGGAAAAGAATCATTTGATCTTTTAAGAAATGCATATGAAGAAGAGATAAATAAACTAAAAGCAGAAGATAAAAATAAAAAAGTTATCATTAAAGAGAATAATGATGACAAAAAAACTATTAATATTAACGATTTAATTTAAAAATGGTAATAGCAAGTTATGTAAACGTAAAACCCGAATTGGCCCATAGTAGGACTTATGAGGACTTTTACAAATTTTTAGGGTTGCGTCCACAAATGATGGGAGTTATGGCGAGAATGTCTCCTCATAACACTACAACTTTTCTGACTGAGGCCCTTTTGAATATTTATTACAACAACAAAACTGTAAATAAATTTCAGCCGATCAATTCAATGGCCATTGAATGAGAAATAGATATTGATTTTATTGAAAGAATTGAATTTGCTGCTGATGTTGCTTGGTCTGGCCCAGGTAGCGATTTTGTGGTATATTTCAATCGCAGGTATTATGAAAAATATGATACCTTTAAAATTGATGAATCCAGACAACAGTGCATTGTAAAGGCAGAGCCTGTAAGAAAAGCAGATGATTTTTGAGAATATGTAGTACAATTAATTGATCCTGATTATACAGCTGTATTAAATACAGATGCATGTAAAAAAGGAAAAACTACCAGATTCTTAAGCAATATTATGCCCGAATATCACGAGAAGGGTAAACTTAGTATAGCTCTTCCGTTAATTAAGCTTGCAGCTTAATTTTCGAAAAATTTAAATCCCTTTAACTGCTGGGAACTCTTAAAAAGACAATCAGCAACTAAGACTCAGATTACACAAGCTCATAGAGAAGTTCTGAGTAAAGCTCAACGACTAGTCGAAAGACGTAGGACTGAAAAGTCCGAAATGGGGGAAATTTTAAAAATATAAGAATCCTATGGATTATAAATGAATAGTATATTTAACTGTGAATACAGTTAATAAAAAAACATATATCGGAGTGCATAAAACAAATAGAGATGATTTTGATTGTTATTTAGGTTGTGGAGTTTATACAAATAAACCAGCAACATATAAAAAATCAAAAAATCCATTTCAATATGCTGTTAATAAATATGGAATAGATGCTTTTATAAGAACAACTTTATTTACATTTGATAATGAAGTTGATGCTTATAAAAAAGAGGCCGAACTGGTTGATGAAGATTATGTAAGAAATCCTAATACATATAATTTTATTTTGGGTGGAAGAATTAATACAAATCACGCAAATCAATACAAAAAAGTTTATATGTATGATATACATGGTAATTATATAAGAAGCTTTGAAACAGTTATAGAAGCCAACAAATTTATTAATCCAGGTGCAACTACAGGAGGACATATTTCATCTAATATAAGGAAAGGAAAATTAACAAAAGGATACCAATTTAGTTATGAAAAATTACCTTATATGAAGGAATATAAGAAAAAAAATATTGAAAGATCTGATGAATATAGAGAAATGTTATCAGAAAGAAAATCAAAACCTGTAGGAAGATATACATTAGAAGGTGAGTTAGTTGAAACTTATCCATCATTAAAAAAATGTAGAAAGGCTGGATACACAAATGCACAAGCTGTTATTGAAAAAAGAAGAAATCATTGCAAAGGATATGTGTTTAAATACTTATAAAGAGTTAAAATTAAGATATAGTCTGATCTTATTGGTGACAATAAGTTAACAAAAATGTATACAAAGTATCAGAGTAAACAAACATTGCTCCTTGCAGCCTAAAGCTGCTCGAACTAAGTTTCTTAATTGCTGGAAAGCTAAAATCTAAATTGTAGATCATGCCAATCAGCAGCGAAGCTTCAGAATATACAAACATAATTATGGAGTACTGAAGAACGTTCAACGACTATCTCGGAAGAGAGTACACAATAGTGGAAAGAGAAACTAACTTAAAAAAAGTATAAATATGAAATACATTGTTTATCAAACAATAAACCTAAAAAACAATAAAATATATATTGGTGTACACAAAACTAAAGATCCAGAAATATTTGATGGATATATAGGATGTGGAATTAAGATTAATATTCCAAGTAGCTATACTAATCCAACAACACCTTTACAATATGCTGTAAAAAAATATGGAACATCTTCATTTAGAAGAATTACATTAGCAATTTTTGATAATATTGAGGATGCATTTGATTTTGAAAGCAAATTAGTTAATAAGGAGTTTATAAATAGAAAGGACACTTATAATGCTAAATTAGGAGGAATTGGAGGAAGTTCTTATTCAGTAAGAATAAATCAATTTGATCTTAATGGAAAATATTTAAAAACATGAGATTCAATTGTTGAAGCTGCTGATTTTTACAGTATAACTGATACATCTATAGCAAATGCTATAAAATATAAGGGAAGTTGTAAAAACTATTTTTGAGGATTAGAAAAAACAATTAATATTAAAGAATATTCACATTCTGCTGGTCAAATTTGTTATAAGTATGATGAAAATGGAAAATTTATAGAAAGTTACAATTCTCTTGTAGAGGCAGCAAAAGATAATAATGTATATTTGCAATCTATACAAAGAGCAGTAAAAGGAGGATATAAAGTAGGAAATTATTATTTCTCATTAAAATTATCTGAAATATTTACTGGTTCTCAAAAAATTTCTTTAAAAAAGAAAACAATATATGTATATGATTTAGAAGGTAAATATATTACATCTTTAAATTCTGCAAAAGAAATATGTGAATTTTTTAATATTAAATCCATATCTTCAATAACTACTGCAATAAGAACTAGAAGACAATATAGAGATTTTCAAATATCTTTAGAATATAAGGATAATTTAGGTAAAATAATTGATAAAAGAAATATAAAAAAACCTATTGAACAATATAGTTTAACAGGAGACCTGATAAGAACTTTTGATAGTATGACAGAAGCAAAAAAGGAATATGGTAGCGGAGTCCAAAAAGTTTTAAAAGGTCAACAACAACAATGTAAAAATTTCATATTTAAATATAAAAGTTAATAATATAGTCTGAACTTATAGGAAACTATAAGATTAACATAATGAATGTCGAAAAACATCGTCAGTGGATAACTGAACATAGAAATGATATTTCATTTTCGTCTAGATACGCACAGATGGAAGATAGATTTATCAAAATTGCAGAAGGAAGTGAAAATGGTGAATTAAAAGAAAAGATCTTTAAGCTGAACAGCATGGAAAAAGATCTTTTAACTAATTTCCAAATTGTTAAAAACAATCACCTTCTTGAGGGAAAATCTACTATGGATAAAAATGGAAAGTCCACTGTTCTTACTGAAGATGGACGTCCATTAATTGCAGGAGATGGATTGATTCCTCAAATAGAAAGATTTGCATCAAAGTTTAATTATGTAAAAATGAATACGATGGTCATGAATACTGTATTAGACAGTATGAATCAAAGAGCAGCAAATTCTACTGGAAATAATTATACCTTTGTTGTAAATGATAGGCTTTGGGGACAAGTTAATTTTGCTTTGGGAGCATGGTTAAGCAATTGGGGTTCTACTCCAACTTTACTGTATTCAAAAGCAACTCAAAGCATGGTTAAGATAGAAAATCCTATCAAGGTAGGTGGAACATTTGTTTCTTATGAAGTTGCTGGAAACACTCTTACGTTTATGGTAGACAGAGCTCTTTCAAAAGAATATCCTAATAAGGGATATGGAATCTGTTTAGACATGTCCCCCGATATGGAAACTGGACAGCCCGCAATTGCAGCATTTACCCTTAAAGGAGCTGAATTTATTACTTCAAAATACCCTGGAATTGGTGGTATTGATGGAATTACATCTGGAGTAGTTAGCTCTCCTGTTGCTGGATCTTCTTTGATTGTGGCAGGTTATTCTGGTATTGCAGTGTTTGCACCGTATAAATCCTTTATACTGGAAGAAAACTAGATATATAATACAATAATTAGATAATTAACTACTCAATAATAAAAAATGAATATGGATAATGTAATTATTATACGAAGCGTGTATGGAAAAGTAAATCAAAAATATTTCATACAGCCTTGTAAAAATCCTAGGACTGGAAAATATCCGTCCTGTGTAAAGATGGTTGATTCAAATGGAGATATGATTCTTTCTGAAAAAGAAGTTGCTGATATGAATTCTGGACTTGTACATTATGTGCCTGTCGATTTTGTGTTTGAGATTGTAGATGGAACTGTTTTTAATCTTGATGATGTAGTTGATCGAGCTAATTGAGAAGCTATAGAATATTGCAAATGAATTGCAAGGGATAGATTTGAAAAAGATGAAACTGGCAATCTTATTATAGATGGGGATGTAAAGAGATATGGTGCGGCCGATTTATATGTTGAAAGGCCAGGAGAATTAACTAAAATTAAGATGGATAGAAAACAATTGGTATTTGAAGCATGTAAATTTATATATAATGATTCAGAGTCTGACCGATTGAAGAAATGTAAAGTGCTAGGAAGAACACTTAATAATGCAGTTCCTGCAGATGTGTTAGATTATTTAATAGATTATGCTGAAAAACAACCAAGAAAAATCATAGAACTATATACTGGAGAAGATTGGAAACTGCAACTGTTTTTGATTGACGCCATAGATAGAGGTGTTATACGTAAAGTAGATGGTGTTTATAAATATGAAGAAAAGTTTCTTGGTGCAACACAGGATGCAACAGTTTTACTATTAAAAGATCCAAAATATAAAAAATTGGTAGATTCGATAAAGAAAGAAACTTATCCAGAATTTAATCCTGTGGTAAAAGAAAATGAAAATTAATTTATTTAATCAATGACTGTAAAACAACTATTTGAGTTCGCTCTAATAGAATTGAATAAAGTAAATGCACCAAGTTTATTATTGGAAGATTATAATTACTTCATAAATAAAGCAATAAATCAGTATATTAATAAGATTTATAATACTTATGAATTAAACCAGCAGAGGACAGACGATATAAGGGTTTTAAAATCCTCTGCTGTGTTAATTCCGCAATTAAATAATGATTTTGTTGATGCTTATTTATATTCTAAAGTTTATGAAGTAGATCTTCCAGATGATTATTTTCATATTTCAAGTTGTATCGTAGAATATAAAGTTCAATCAAGATATAAATGTTATAAAAATGGAGACACAGTGCTTTTCGGAGCTAAAAGATTGACTGCTGATATACATTCTCAAATAATTAATAATTTTTATATGAGACCCTCATATAAAAATCCATATTTTTATATTAATAATGTTACGGTCAATCCAGTTTTTCCAACTGGAGATTCACAAGAAAGCTTGTCTAGATTTAAAGTTGAAGTAATAACACTTGGAAATGGAACAAAACTTTTTATACAAAAAGATATTAATCCTGTTAATATTCTTGAATTTGTATATAATTTAGATCCTCTTGATGATGAAGAACTGAGAGTTCTTTTTCCAAACGCAAAACAATTCTCTACTCTTTCAGAATTAAAGACACTTTTAACTGAATTAGGCATTTCAGCAAATGTAAAACAGGTTGGACAAAACGAAGAACTGTACATCTCTGATGTTTATAAAGTATGAAAGCGAGGTGCATTATTAAAGATAACACAGCTAGGTGCAATTATAGATTTAGCCAATAAAGAAGCACAGAAAAGATATGGTAATAGATCAAAAGTAAGAATGGAAATAAGATATGGACTCGACGATAAAACTTTTAAAATTAATAAAATTTATATTGATTATATTAAGACTCCACAATATGTCATTCTTTCTCAACAAGATGTAGATAATGTAGAAGATTCTTCTCAAAAATTAGAATTTCCAGATTATGTCTGTTATGAAATATTAAATGAATTAGTAATGTTATTAATGGAAAATGCTAGTGATCCAAGATTACAAACAAATATTCCAACACATCAAAGTATTGCTAATCCAGCTGGAGCAGTGTCTCCAAATCAACAGAAAAATTAGATTATTTTGTTTAAATTTTTAAATAAAAATTAAAATGTATCAATTTACAACTACAACTGTAATAAATTCAAATTTAGATTCAAATGGTACTACTCCAAAATTTCAAAAAATTGGAGATGCTCTTGTTGTTTCAAGAGTAGGTACTTTTAAAAAAGATAATATCGTTGGTGTATATAAAAGACCATACTCTGCAGGTGTTCTTGAAGAAGCTACAATAACTATTCCAGCCATTTCAACTGGCACTACGGCAATATTGAGTATAGCAATAAAACTGTCTAGAGATGTACGTGCAGAATATGCAAGTTCTTTTCTAGCATTTAAAAAGCCGTTACTTATAAGTATTGTAGGAACAGGCAACGCAACTAATGATGCTGCCACAATAGTTAATAAGATAAATGCACTGAAGAGCCGCTATGGTGAAGATTTTATCAGCGCAAGTAATACTGGTGCTGTTATTACACTACAGGCAAAAGATTACTATCAAAGGTTTGATAGTATTAAACTTTCTATTGAAGGAGCATCTTATAATCCAATTACACATCCAGAATATACTGATTCTGCTACTGGGACTGTTACTGTGCCAGGTAAAATTGGTTTTGGTGATGACAATTACATGATTCGCTCTATTATGTTGCCTACATTGGATAATAATAGGCCTTTTGGTGTAAATAAAGAGGAACGCCCTATTTTAGGTGGTAATTATACACAATTTACATTAAGATATAAAGTAGACAAACAAGATGATGGAATTGTTGCAGGACACTATTCGATTACCAATCATGTATTCTATGTAAAAAGTGATTTAGTATCTGATTTTGAAGGTGTTATTGATTCTGTAACTGGAGGAAATGTTTCTGGAACTCTTGAATTGTCTGCACCAAAGACAACTATTGCTGCCGAAGAATCAGTTCAGATTACAGTAACTGGTGCGGTTGGGCCAGTTACTTTTGTAAGCGCAGCTCCAGCAAAAGTAACAGTTAGTTCTACTGGACTTGCAACTGGTGTTGCTGCTGGATCTTCAGTTATTACGGCTACAGATGCTGTTGGCAATACTGGGACTATAACTATTACAGTTACAGTTTAATTATAAATGAAGGCAGGGAAGCCTGCCTTCTTTTTTATTTTAAAAAATATGTTAAAAAAAATAACCTCTGCTATTTATAATGATATTGTGTCTGGATTGGCTGGAATAACTAGTAGTCCTACCATTTCACTAGATCAATTAGAAGATGATGTAATTGATGAAAGACTGCAAATAATTAAAGAATATTCTTTGAGAAATTTAATTCCCAGAAATGATTTATTGATGTCAATTAACTGTATACATACAGATTGCAAATCATTAGATAAATGTCCAAATAGTATTACATACACTCCTCCACAATTACATTTTGAGATTCCTCAAATTGTAAATGATTTGGCACAGGATTCTGTTGAATTTATTGGGAGCGTTGATAGAGCAGTGGCTTTTAAGGTTTATACAAATACATCTTTTCAATATCATAAATATAAAAGAAGAGGTGCAAATAAACCTTATGTTTATATAGAGCCTACACCAAATGAAAACAATTTTTATGATGCTTGAATATTTAATGCACCTTTATTAGAAGTAGTTTCTGTAATAGCAATATTTAAAGATCCAAGACAATTAGAATCTTTTTCATGTTGTGCTGGTGATGATTTAGAAAATTATACTTTCTTATCAGCAGAAATTAAAAAAAGAGTAACTGAAAAGAAAATTAGATATTATAGGTCTTTTTTAGTACCACCAATACCAAATAATCAAATATATCGATAATGAAAAATTATCCATTTAATGCAGCATATTCTCAAGCTAGAGAATTATATGGTCTTGAGCTAGATCCAGATGAGTTTGAAACTCTTGGAATTATAGCTTGAGACAAAATAGGAAATAAAAATTACAGGTGATATGTTTATGAAGTAAGACCTACAAAAACAGAAAAAGGAGAAATCATTGTGGAGCTTCCATGCAATTGTGATATTATAGAAGCCGTTGTTACAAATTATGAGGATTTTCAAAGAACCAGTCCAATGAATATATCTACTGCAAATCCAAATAGTTGAATAGAATCTTACGTAGAAAACGCAAAATATAATACGCCTCTTGGATATATATCTGGAAAGTATGTAGATTATTTTAGAGTAGAGAATACTTTATATTTATCTGATGAATTTGATAAAGTAAGAATTCTTTATAAGGGAGTGCTTGTAGATGATACTGGCTTGCCATATATTAATGAAAAAGAAATAGATGCAATAGCTGCTTATTGTGCTTATGCATATGATTATAAACAAGCAAGATTAAGTAGAGATCAATATACAATGCAGCTATCACAAATATCAGAAGCCAAGTGAAAGAGACTGTGTTCCCAAGCAAGAGTTCCTGACTATATAAATCAAAATACGATGGATGAACTATTAAATGTGAGTACATCTTGAGATAGAAAACGTTTTGGAAAAACATTTAAACCAATAAAATAACTATATTTAAAAAATATTTATAGAAAAAATTAATGCGAGTGCTATTAAATCATGGACTGTCAATTTCAGAATTATATACAAATCCAACTAAATTAAAAAAAGTTTCAATAGAACCTTTTAGTTATTGCATAAAATTAATATTAGAAGAAGTAATTAATAAAAGAGTAAGATTTAATATACCAAACCAAAATGCTTATATTGATTTTGAAATAGTAACAGGAGAAAAATTTCAAAAACAGAGACAAAGAGGAAGATTTAAAGATATTGATATTATAGCTTCTGAATTTACTGGATATTTTATTAATTATTACTATAAAGCAAAAGCATACCAAAAAGCCATTCCTATTTACTTAGGAGGTTCTCTAAGAAAATTATTTTTAGATGGAATAAATTCTGGTATAGCATATTATACAACTAAAGATATAACAATAAATGATTTTATAGATAGAGTTTGAGAAAAATATAAAGATTTTACAAGAGAAGAAATAAAAAATATTTTATTGTTTGGATTTAGAAGAATGCATTCAGCAATCAAATATGGTTGCGCAATTACATTAACTTCTACAAAAGTTGATTTATATGCATATATAGGTTTTCTTACATCTAATCCTGTAAATCGATTAAAAGACCACGATAAAAGAAGAGACAGAAAACTAAGAATAATAGAAAACTGAAAAAGAAATTATTTTAATGGTGTTTACTATATAGGAATTAGCTCCACTGTTATTCACGAATGGGCTGATTTAAACAAAAAAAGTATAAAAAATATAAAATTTGAAAAAGTTTTTGCAAGAAAAATAAAAGAAGAATTTTTTTATAAAGGAAAAAAATTTTTTATTTTTCAATTTGACAGAAAAGATTTTCATGGGTGATTTTATTGAATTCCAGAGATTAAAATAGAAAATTGTAAATATATAGGATATACTCAAAATAACAAATTTTATGAAGAATTTATATCCTGAAAAGAATTAAGAAATTTATATGGACAGAGAAAGTAATAATGTGTTTAATGAAGGATTGGTTAGTGATTTAAATCCTCTAACTACCCCTAACAATGTATTAGTTGATTGTTTAAATGGAACTTTTTTAACATTTGATGGGAATGAACTTGTACTGCAGAATGATGCTGGAAATACAATAATATCTGAAAAAGCAAAATTAAAAGATCATTATTATCCACTTGGAATAAAAGAATATGGTGGAGTATTATATATTGTTTCTGCTAGAACTATTGTGCATAACCTACAAGAATTTAAATCTGGAAATTTATATAAAGAAGATGATATTGTAGCAAGCAATATTAGTGGAGAATGATGTATTTATAGATGCATAAAAAATACAGAAACTACAACACTTCTTGATAATGAGAATTATTGAGAAAATCTTGGTGATCTTGAAAATGCAAAGAAAAAATATGAAAGAATTGAAATAGGAAGTTATCCATCTATAAATATTCCAAATGAAGAGAATAAATTTAGTGGAACTGCTAATATAAATATTAATAAAATAAATAAAAAAACTACTATAGGAAGTGCCGATTTTAAATCTGGAGAATATATAACATTTAGTAGTTTACTTAAAACGGGCGATTCTGGTGACATTCGAAATAATTTTTATGAAATTCAAAAGGCAAGTTTTGACAGCGAAGGAAACCTCACATTAGACCTAAATAAATTATATAGAATAGAGGTGTCTATGTTATTAAAAACTGGAGTTGTTGATTTAACTGACTCAATTTGAGATCAATATCAAATATGAGTTAGAGAGAATTGTGAAAATGCATATGATGAACATACACATTGAGCTCTTGAAAACAATGAAGAATTTAAATATTACTGTCCTTATAATTATAAAGGAAAATTATTAGTAAGTCTTGTTGTTGATATTCCACAGCTTATTCCAGTCACTCTTCCTTATTTGGATGTAAGTGAAAAAAAAATTAAATATCAATATACAAAAAATGACAGTTCAACTGCATTAAAAATTTCTGGATATACTGTGTATGTTGATGATGATAATAAAAAATTTTACAATTTTATTACTGATTCTAATTCTGGTGTTATACATACTGATGATGATGAATATACTGACATTGGTGAGCTGTCAGATGAACAAATTTTTAATATATTAATCTGTCCTAATTATAAATATGAAGTAGATTCAGAAGAAGTTTATGATATACTTTATGATATAGAAGATAAAAAATATAAAACATGGCATTACGGAACAGTAATTATATCACCAGAAATTTTAAATGAAACAATACAGGTAGAACAAATTACATATAGCAAAGCCACATCTAGATATAGATTAGAATCTGTAGAGGAGCGTTGTGATGGAAATCTTTCTACTATTATATCATTAAAAGTGGTTGATGAATGAACGCCTGGTGATGGTGGATTAAATTTAAATGGTGGAGAATCATACGTTGGATTTGTACTGTCTAAAGACAATTCAAGGGCTGATGCACCACCCGAAATGTTAGTTATTGGAACATTTGAAATTGGCAATAATTATAAAATAAGTAAAATTGTATTAGACGCCAACTATGAAACAGAATATTCTTATTTAGTTCCTGTTATAGATTCTTATATAGAGAAATTTATTGTACAGTATTCTTCTACTAAATGTAATGAAACAGAGACCACAATGCAACTAAGCTTACCATTAATAATTACTGATGATTTTTCACAAGTTTCAGGCGCAATAATAAGCATTTTTCAGGACACTTCAAGAATACCATATACAACTAATGATGGAAAAAATTATAAATTTAATGTAGATCCAAGTAAAAATGTCAATATTTCAATTACATTTACTAATACTAGCTTTGTATCAATCAGTCATATAATAAATAATGTACAAAGTATAAAAACAAAAGTTAATTTTGGATTAGTATTAAGTTTTTACAATGTAATATATCAAGGATCTTCTGATTATGAATTACATACATTAGTATATAAAAGCTGAAGAATAAGTAAAACATATTTAAGTATTTTAAATAAATTTAATGAACAGATTACAGTATCGGCAAAAGCTGGCCAAACATTTGCATTTAGTGTTTCTGATTGCCATGTAGATTGAGATTCTGTATATTGTTGAATAGAAATTGAATTAACATCTTCTTCTCCATTTAGCGTGAAGTCTGGTATTAATGGATACATGCCAACACAAGCATATTATGTTAATTTTGAAAACAAAGCTATTGTTACGGAGGTTCCAACATTAGATAATATTGCGAGTGAAGATTATTGTTATGTTACAAATCAAATTGACAATGGTAAAATATTTGGTGATTTTATATGTATAGGAAAACAACAAACATTTTATTTAAAAAACCCTGATTATGTACCAACAATTGATTTATATGGCACAATCAATACAAATACACAGATCCATACACCACAAACATATATACAATTATAATTACCAAATAAATAATTATGAATATACCTGATTTTAATTTAGCTTTAAACATAAGAGGTGTTCCAGATGAAGGAGATTTGAAGTTTGAATATGGAGCTCTTCAAAATAAAAAAGAAAAAGATAAAAATAGTTTAACAGATTTAAATATATCTGCCGATGCTGCCAATATTAATATAGATTCTCCTGTAGAGATGATGATAGAAGAAGCATATGATGGTTCTGCAAATATTATTATTAATGATAAAGTTAATCCTGTTAAACTTGTAAATTCCAGGTTTTATATTACAGAAAATAACAAATACAAAGTAGGAGATAGAGAAGGTAATATAGATACTAATATTTATTCAGAAGACAATTTTACCACTGAAACTAGTCTTGTAAAATCAGTACAGTCTATTATTGGAGTTGATTTTCTTGGTGTATTTGATGGTGGACAAATGCCTGTTGGTAATTATACGTTCTACTTTAAATTATCTGATGCTGATGGAAACGAGTCTGATTTTATAGCAGAATCTGGAAGAGTAGTTTGTTATATTGGAAATATTAACCAACCAAAATTTATCAGAGGAGGGCAATTTAATGAAAACAGTGGAAAAAGTATTAAATTTACATTAAAAAATTTAGATATAGCATATAATTATATTAGTGTGTACTACACGAGATCTACTGGCGATGAAAAAGATAATATAATATCAGCTAAAAGAATCACTGATAAATTTAAGATAACTGGATTATACACTACTATTACTATTACAGGTTATGAAATTCATGAAGAAATTTCAGTTGAAGATATTAATATTCATTATGCTGAGTTTAATTCAACTAGAACAGTTACTAATTGTCAAAACATGACTTTTTCAGGTAACACTAAAAACGACTATTCACTCTTTAAAATCTTAAAAACTTGAAGTTTGGCAATAACACCACAGCTAGTTCAAGATGAATCTATTGGAAATTTAAATCATAGATATGATGAGCGTTTAAATTTTAAAGATGGTTATGAATATTATAATGCATCCAATATTTATTATAAATTGGGTTATTGAAATAATGAAATATACAGATTTGGTATTGTCTATATTATGAATGATTATACCTTATCTCCTGTATTTAATATTATGGGAATAAAAGAATTAACAGAAAATATAAATGCTTCTACTTTTTCTTTTAATACAATTTCAGAAATAAATGCAATTAAAATACTTGATGATTATTCAATAGAAGGACATGCAGATTGAAATGCTAAAGGAGTAATAAAAATTAATTATGGTAATAATATTTATAATACAAACAAGATTTGTCCAATAGCAATTAAATTTAATTTTCCTAAAGTATTGTTTGATAATGAAGTTTTTAACCTGTCCACAGCAACAAAAGGATTTTTTATAGTAAGACAAAAGAGAATACCAACTATTTTAGCTCAAGGGATTGCCATAGGAACAACAAAAAAAGGAAATTTACCAGTAATTCCAATATCTAATGATAAATATATTATAGAATCATTCTTAAATCAAGATGGTGCAAAAAAACCTAGACTTGGAAGTTCTATATTTACTTTAAATAATACTGATGTAATAAAAAATGCATTAATCTGTCCAGAAGCAGATTTAAGAACAGAACTATTTAATTCTTTTTTTGACTCTTCAGAATATGTATTACAAGAAACAAGACAACAACCAGAAAATAATTATTTTCAACAAAATGATAAATTACAATATTATTTAGAAAGTCCAACAAAAATAGAAAACTTAACAAGAAATTTAATTTCTGCAGAATTACTATTAATTGAACCAGGAATAGAAACAATAAATAATAATATATATTCATTTTCTAGTAGGGCTGGAGAAGAATCAATGCCTTATAAAACTGTAGACGTATATTATGGAGATTTTGCCGATCCATCTAATCAAATAAGTGATTTAGTCGGGTATAATAATTCTGTATCAAAAATACGTGGAGAATTTAATACTTATATTGGGTCAAATAAAACATTAAAAGCGGGATATTATTATGATATTTACCAGAAAGGATATTCATTTGAGAAAAATTGAAAAGATTATTTTAAATTAAGAATGAATGATCCTGGGCCATATTTTCCCATTAGTGATAGAACTGGATGAAATATTATAAAAAATAATTCGACTGTTAATAGCGATATATATTCTACCAATTCTTTATATCGTGGAGATTGTTATATTTGTACATATACTCATAGAATGAATTGAAACTTTATTGATTCTGACTTACCTACAAATACTAGAATTGTAGATTTGTATACTTGGTATAAAAATTATAGAGTAAAATTAGAGACTACTGTAGTCTATGAAAGCGATGGAGACAAGGGGCAAACACAATTAACATATAAAAAATTATTACCACTGTTTACATATAAATCTGATTATATGGTAAAACTTTTTGCAAATGATGAGGATGATTCACAAGTTAAAAATTATTCAATTATCAGTGCAGATTCAAAAGCTTATAAGAAATATGCTCAATATAATGGGGAATTTGGATATGATAAAATTAACAAAACAGATGTCAATTCTGTAGGACTTGGCACATGAATAACATTTAAAATATGTAGTAATGTTAATTTATCTTTACGTGATGTAGATTTATCAAGACCACAAGAAGAAGCTATACATAAAACAAAAAGATCATTTTATCCATTAAAGGCTATGAATAAAAATAATAAATTACCAGAATCAAGAATATTGAATTCAGGAATTAGCAAAACAAGTGGTGATAAATATTATTTTGATCTTGGAGATATACCTTTTATAAAAACATCGTTTACTACAAGAATATATTATTCTAATATATTACAACAAGCATCTTTTATTAATGGAAATAGAATATTTCTTTCTAAAAATTATGTAGATTATTCTTTAGAATATGGTGGATTAGTAAAATTAGTAGAATGATATGGAGCCCTAGTTGCTGTTATGGAACATGGTATATTATATATACCAGTAAATGAAAGAGCCCTTGTTAAAAATGAGATTGGAGATAATGTATATATAAATACCGACAAAGTATTACCATCCAATCCAAGAGTAGTATCTAATATGTATGGTTCTGTATTTGAAGATTCTATTGTAAAAACATCTCGTTATATTTATGGTATAGATACTACTGCTAAAAAAATATGAAGAACAGATGGAACAAAAATAGAATTAATTTCAGACTTAAAAATACAAAAATATCTTAATGATCATATTAAATTATATGAAACAGATACCATTAATAATATAGAATATAATAGTATAAAAACACATTATAATGCATTTAAATCTGATGTATTATTTGTATTTAATTATAGAGGTAATAGTTGACATTTTTGTTGAAATGAACTATTAAATAAGTGAGTAACTAGATATTCTTGATTTCCTGAATTTTCTGAAAATATTAACAATATTTTTTATACATTTGCAAATACAAAAATACATAAAAATGCTAACAATTATATATATAAACACGGTGCTACTGGCACTATAGAAGAACAAGGAAATATACAGCCTACATATTGATATAAAGAGCAACATGCTTTTGAATTGGAATTTATTGTAGCTGAATTGCCAAGTACACAAAAAATATTTAATAATTTAAAAATAGTCTCTAATAATGTGCAACCAGAATCATTTATTTTTGAGATTATAGGTGATGGATATGAATGGGGAATTTTAAAAGATGACATAGTAACACAAATAAATGGAGAACAAACTACTCCTATTGAACAGGAATCTCCATTAGCAGCTTTTGGTGAACCTTTTAATGCAATATTCTAGAAATGAATATACTTGATATATTAACATTACAGGCAAACAAAGAAACATATCCTGGTGGTACAACACCGCCAATCTCAAAATACTATTTATCTGCTTCTGAGTATAATACTTTATTAAAAATACTACAGTATTGAGCACAAGACTATGTAGAAAAAATAAATAATTTAGGTAACAGTTCGGCAATAGAAATTATTACTACTACATCTGTTGTTCAACCAACTAATACAAATGTATATAGTGCTCTATGAATAAATAATGTTATAAATAGTACATATAATAATTTTTTATCAAAAACAACTGTAGATGTAGCACAGGAGAAAATTACATTTAAAAAGGGAATTGGCATAGGCAATACAGATCAATTTTTAGTTGATCAATATGGAAATGCAACGTTAAATTCTTTGACTTTAAAACAGAGTTTAACAGTACCAGAATTAATATATAATAAAGTAGATATTCAGGCTGGCACAACATGGTCTTCTTCTGGTGGTGGTATAATAGATTATGTTAATACATCATCAAACACAATTACATTAAAATTAGAAACAGGAGAAATAGGTGCTATAGCTGTAGATGACTTATGTATTGGTATCTATAAAGCTGATAATGCATATCTTAATTCTACAGTTAATTCTGATGATGGAAAAAATAATATATATATTGCTGGATTTGCCACATGTTATTTTAAAGTAGAAGAAATATTAGACCAACAAAATAAAACTTTCAGATATTCTCTTAGACCTTTATCTGATACTTATACAAAACAAGTGTCTCCAATGAAATATATGCATTTTGCTGTTTTTGGTAATGCATCTAATCCTGCGAGACAAAGTTCAATATTTTCTACTAAAACATATCAAAGATATTTAAAAGGAGTAAATGACTGAGAATTAACAAAATTTAATATAGCTGCTCAATTTGGAGATTTAAATACAATTCAATCGTGATACCCAGGAGTATCTGGCTACTCGGCTTTTCTGGATAGTGTTTATTTTACTGATAATGTACAACAAGTAAAAAGCCCTAAAATCATGGGTGGTTATTGATATTCATGAGAAAATGGACAATATGTAAATACTGGTGTGAGAGCTACTATGGAAGGAGTATCAAGTGTTTATGCTATATTATCAAATGAAAACATTGTATTGTCTAAAGACAGCCAAGATTTATCAAAAACTGAAGTAACTATTAAAGTATATGAAGGAAAAAATGAATTAAAATATGATACAGAACTCACTTATGTAGCAACTTATAAAGTTGAGGCGTCATCTGAACAAATTACTATTAATGGAATATCTGCTGTTACTAATGGAAATGAAATATATTGTAAATTAAATGCTCTTATAACACCTATTACTATAAATACTGTTATTAGACTTAATATAACAGGAAGAAGATTTGATGGAACTGGTTTTGAATTTACAAAATATATTCAGATTACTTTAGTAGAAAATGGAAAAGACGGAAAAGAAGGAAGTGGCCCAGTAGCATTATTTAGAGGAACATATGATAATACAAAGACTTATTATGGTAGTACAAAACGTGTTGATATAGTTGAATATCAAGGACATTATTATATGACTATGCAAACTACTTTTATGATTACTGGAATACCTCCAACAGATATATCTTATTGAACACAATTTGGTGGAGAATTTGATAGTGTAGCAACTGGTCTATTATTAGCAAAAACAGCATATATTGACAACTTAATTGTATCTAGATTATCTACTACAGCAAATCGTTATTCAGCCAGACTTGCAACAACATCGAGTGGTATAGGTATTTTTCAAAAAGAATCTGATGAAAGCAGTTTGTTAAATGCATATGTTGGAATAGGAAAAGATGTTGGTATGATGCAGCTATCTGGATATAGGAAACCAGGAATAATTGTAAGAGATAGAAACTGAAAAGGAGCATATTCAGATACGGCTGTATATTATACTGATGATAGAGTATCTTATAATGGTGGAGAATATATATTTACTTATACTTGGTTGGATGAAGAAACTCCAGTTGCTGGAATAGAGCCAAGTAATTTTAGTTATTGGTCATACATAGGACAATTTAATAGTATGTATCAACGTTCCAGTAGTTATTCTGAATTAACTTCAGAAGGAATTTTTACAAATGGAAGTAATACATCGGCATTTTCAATGTCAACTGGCATAGCATCAAACGGTTCTGTTGTTGCTTTATTACAGGAGAGAAACAGTAGTAGTTATGGCATTTCTTCTGCAATATTTGCAATAGACCAAACAACAGAAGGGGCGTCAAAATCTTATGCTGCATATTTAATGGGAAGTACAAAAATATTTGGAGGAAGTTTTTCTGCTACAACAAATAAGTATGTTGGGCAGGCTTATACAGATATAATATCTTCTTATATAAATGAAACAAAGATATTTTTATTTACTGTTGTATCTTCTTTTTTACAGGTAGACTTGGCGTCTAAATCTGAAATTGAGGGAGGAAACGATACAAATTTAATGTTTCCTTTAATGGTGGTAATTGGAAAAGATGCAGTTGGTACAATTAGATTAACAAGTGTTACAAATGGGCAAATGGTTGACCAAGACGCCAATAATGTTACTTATATAGACATGTCAAAGGGAGATTCTGTGATTTTATTATATAATAATGGCATATACCACGTGGTTGCTATAAGAAAATAACATATGAATACAATAGAACAAAGTTATTTAGATTATTTAAAAAAAGAATATAAAAAAATATTACAAAGTAAATATGGTGTTCAAAAAATACCATATATTGTTACATGTAGTGATTTAAATATTGATATTCCAATTAGCATTGTATCTACAGAAAGAGAGTATAGATTGGCTGTTCCAAGTGTAATAAGAGCTATTAATATAAAAAAAGATATAAAACTATCTGATAAAATAATTCAAATATATCAAAAAGGATTATCAATAAAGAAATATGGTAGATTGCAGGGAAATTTAGAATATATAGAAGATTGTTGAAAAGTACAAATACAGCCAATTACAATAACATATTTATATTTAAGAAGAGATCCAAATCTTACCAATACAGATCCTGTAGAAAATATGGTATTGGCACAAACTGAATTAAAACAGTCAAAAATAAGAGATAAATATTTAAAGGTTAGAATTAGATATGATGGCACAAAATATGTATTGGTAAACGCCGTAAAAACATTATATTCAATTAGTTATGCATAAGAAAAGAATACAAAAATATCAAAATCCATCTTCTGGGTTAGTAAAAGACATTATAAGCTCTGCTGGTAAATTTTTATCTTCAGACAGCCTTGTAAAAGATAGTTCTAGCTTTAAAAATAATTCACAGGGATTAATGGATTTGGGATTAAATTTAAATGAAATGATAATTGGTTCTATTTTACCACAGGCACAACATATCAGCCGTGGTGAATCTGCTTTTTCTAGTGGAACAGATATGTTTGCCAAAGTAGCAATACAAACAGGAAATGTGCCATTAATGGCTGCTGCCGCAGCTTTAAAAGGACTTGATTTAGCAAATAGATATTTTGGACAATCAACAAAAAAACAAGGTACTAGAGATATTTTTACTGGTCCATATAAAACATTAATCAATCAGGGAGCTGGAGAAAAACAAACACTCTTAGGAACATGAGGTGGAAGGAAAAAGAAATTAAATAATTTAACTAATGCATATGATAAATACAATTTAAGTGCTAATTATACAAGTTATTTAGGTGATCAAAATATGAGGTCTGCATTAAATATGCAAAATGTTCTAGAACAAAAAAATTTAAATGCATTAAATGGAGGTATAGATAGTAGAATACTTGTAGCAAAAGGTGGACAAAAATTATCCCCAGCATATTTATCTAAATTAGTTAAAAAGGCAAAACCTAAAAAATCAAATGTTATACCAGAAGGTGTTTTACATGCTAGAAAAAATAATATGCCTGATGGTCTTTCTGATGATGTTACAAAAAAAGGAATACCAGTTGTAACATTTAAAGAAGGTGGAGATGTTATACAACATGCTGAAATAGAAGAGAATGAAATAATATTTACAAAAGAAGTTACTGATAAATTAGAACAATTCTATAAAGATTATAAAAATGCTGATAATCAGGAAGAAAAAGAAAAAATAGCAATTGAATGTGGTAAATATCTTACGAATGAAATAATGCTTAATACAGATGATAAAACTGGGTTATTAGAAGAAGTAAAATAAATAATATTAGAAACAAGATTTATACTATAAAAGATAAATAAATACTAATAAAATATAAATAAGTATTATGCAAAAAGAAATAATAGAAAATATAAGTAGCTTAATTAGTTCTTTTAACAAACAGGAACTTTCTACAAAAGTTAAAAAGTATAAAAATGGTGGAAAACCAAAAATTTATATTAAACCATCAAATAGAGGAAAATTTACAGATTATTGTGGAGGAAAAGTTACTGCTGAATGTATAGCAAGAGGTAAGAGAAGTCCAAATCCAACAATAAGAAAGAGAGCTACATTTGCTGCAAATGCTAGGAAATGAAAACACACTGCTAAGGGACAACAGGGAATGTCTATTCCAAACAATAAAGTAGAAAAAACAATTGGCCCCGTATTTAATTTACGCACAAAAGAATGAACTTTAAATGGAAGACCTTTAGGGAAAATTTATCAAAAAGATTGAGGTGTTACAAAATATACAAACGATGGTTTCGCTGTAAACTACAATAAAAATAATATAGAAATTGGTAGAAAGAAAGGTACTAGATTACCTTATATAGGAACTGGAAATATAACAAAAGACCGTCAAATATATTGAGATAAAGATAAAGAATTAAGAGACAGTGCTATAGTTATTGCAAATAGATATAATATTCCAGTTAATGTGCTTGCATCAAGAATATCTAAAGAAGGTGCAATCGACCAGGCGATAGATGTATATAATGCAAGTGGTGGAAAAAGATTTTTAAGCAAATTTTATACTAAAGCAGATCCTTTTGATTCTTGGGGACTTGATACATCTTATGATGATGTAAAAGGAAAACAAATTAAAATTTTAGAACCTTGAATAGATACTAAAAAATCAGCAACATGAATAAATGAAAAACATCAAGAAGTCCATGCATTATCTAATTTAAAATGAAGTGATGCCGTATCTGTAACAGCGGCAATATTAAAAGGTAGAAGAGATGCAATCAAGAGATCAAATCCAAATTTATCTGAAGAAGAATTAGATGCCGCAGCATCTGCTGCATTTAATCTTGGAACTTCAAAAACGAAGAAACTTATTAAAACTAAAGGAACTGAATTTTTATCTGCATATAAACCACATATTAAATTATAAATTATGAATAGAATAAAAATAGCTATTGCAAATAAAACATATGATGTAAAAATAGCCATAACTGATGAAGAAAAAGAAACTGGATTGCAAAACATAACAAATCTTCCAGAAAATGAAGGAATGTTATTTGTGTTTGACCCCCCACAAACTGTTAGTTTTTGAATGAAAGACACTATTATTCCTTTAGATATTATATTTTTAGATGAGGATATGAAAGTTGTATATGTGGCCAATGGAGAACCAAATTCAGAAAAAATAATAGAAGTAGATAATATTTCTTATGTATTGGAAGTTAATAGAAATTCTGGAATTTCTATTGGAGATGAAATGGAATTATATCCAAATGATAAAATGTTATTGCTTGATGCAGATGGTAAGGTGCAAATGGAATTAGAGGGTAATGAGAGGTTGTTCAGTAGAGAACACACTAAAAAATTAATTAAATATGCAAAAAAAGCATACTTAACAAAAAAAGATAATGATTATAAAACACTGGGAGAAAAATTATTTGATTTTCTAGAAATACAAGAAAATACTGAACCAGAGTATGTAGATAAATAATATAATTAATAAATTAATTAATCAATTAAAAAATGAAGGTAACAAGATTACAGGGAGGTGGAACCACCACTGGAGCTACAACACAAACAACACAACAAGGACAGCAGACAAATCCAGAAGAACAATTGATGGAGATTGCGCAACAAATTGTACAACAATTTGGCCCCGAAGCAGCCTTTGTTTTAGCCCAGATGATTTTACAATTAGTACAATCTTCTGCACAACAGCAGGTACAACCTACCTATCAAAAATCTGGTGGAAAACTGCATAGGATTAGATAGGCTATCTTAAAGGGAAGCCTGAAAATGGCTTCCTTTTTATTATTAACTAATTAAAGTAAATACAATGTCTCAAGTAAAAAAATTAGCACCTGGTGGAATAGTGAGTAAAGAGGCTCTTGAAGAACAGCTTCTAAAAGAATTGCCAAAGTATAAATTAAAAAGCAAAGATGAAATAAAAGTAAGAAATCTTTTGGCTAAAATAAGGGATACATTTTCAAATCCAGAAAATGGAACTGTTGAATTTGATCCAGTTACAAACACATATACTGTTCCTGAAAAATTTAAACAAGATTTTGCTGGAAGTCAGGATGAAATAAAGACCAACTGGTGAACAAAAAATTATAAAATTAAGGATGATCAAGATGCTATGTCTATAGCAATGTCAATATATGGAAACGCATTAAAAAATGTTAAAAAAACTCCAGTGCAAACAGAAACAAAGCCTACTTATAGTAATATAAATATTGCTTCTCTTGAAGACTTTATTAATAATACAAAATTAGCAACTGAATATGATTTGGAAAACACGTATTCAAAATTTAAAAATAATGAAGATATAAAAAATTTTGTATTTGAAAATGCAAATGAGTTATTACAAAGATATAATAAAAATGCAGAAAAAAATAATCTATCTATTAATCCAGATTATAAATCTAAACTAGATGCTGTAGCTGAAGCAATAAGAAAAAAGGATTGAGATAGCTTTGTAGCAACATCAAAAGAAATTAATTGAACACCAAATCAGTTTTTACTTACTCAAGAAGTGTGAGATAAAATTGCTGAAAAAGAGAAAGAAAAAAGTAATTTATTAAAAGAAAAAGAAAGATATGATAGGGCCCAATCTATATATTCAAAATATAATGTTTCTGACGAAGTAAAAAGCTTTTTAAATAATTATGGTTTTACACAAGTAGCAGATAATAATTGACTTCCATCTCCAGAGGCTACTTGGTGACCAAAAATAGCTAAAAAGCATAATGCTATAACATGATACAATCCAACAAATAAAACTTATTTAGTAACAACGCCAACTGGATTTTTTGATTTTGGTATTGAAAATCAGTTTCATCCTGGATTTGGATATTCTTGGACTAATAAAAATGGAAGATTTGAATTTTTTACACCATCTAGACATCAAGAAAATCCAGATGTGTGATCTCAAGATATATATACTAATAATGTTGGAAGAGAGATTATTACAGATGTTCCAGGATATAATGTTACAGGATATTCTGGAGAAAATCAAGAAGGACAGTATGCAAAAAATTTATTAGGTAGACGAGATTTTACAAAAAATCTGGTTATAAAAACACCAAATAATCAAACAATTAATGTTTATAAAGGAAATAATAATAAATACTATTTAAAAGGTACAAATCAAGAATATACTTTACCATTTAACATGCTTGATTTTGGTAATCAAGTAACAGAAGTAATTGATTATAATGAAGACTTTCCAAATATAAATGTTAATAATTATAGTGAAGAATTAAAAACTGAAAATACAGATAAAAATATAATAAAATTAACAGAAGCATTGTATGGTGGTAAAACACCAACTTATGGTAAAGAACTGACAAAGGCAGCTGCTCAATTAAAGTGGGCTTTGGCTAATGATCCTACAGTAAAAAATAATACACAGAGAAAAAAGAAAATATATAAGCTTGTTGCAGATTATCATAGAATTTTACCACCAACACAAATTAAAAAAACTGGAGGAATCATAAAAATACAAAATGGTAATAGTTTTGCTGAATATAGAAGAAAAATATTAGCAGAACAAGCAAATAAAAAACAAAATGAAGAATTAAATACAGGAACTGCTATTAATATTGACAATACATGAAAGGGGATGTCTAATAAACAAAAAGCACTTACTGGATTATCAATGGCTGGAGATTTAGCTGCATTTGCGCCAGGCCCTGTTGGAACTATTGGAGCATCAGTTGCAGCAGCAGTTAATATAGCGAATAGAATATCTAAAGATGGTTTTCAATGAAGTGATGTTGTTGGTAAGGATGCTTTAATGGATTATGCTTTCATTGGATTATCTACAATAGGTCTTGGTGGGGTAAAAAATTTAATTAAAGCTGGAAAGATGGCACAGAAGGGAGTTAAAGCTGGAAAAACAATACAGAAAGTCAGTAGAATTCCTCTAAAGGGCTCAGATGCAAAAGGAGTACAAACACTTACTAATTTTGTAACTAAGAATGGACTTGAAGCATCTGATGCAGCAAAATTGTTGGATGAAGCTAAAAAATTAAATCTTGCCGAAGAAGAGTTGAAAGATTTGGAAAAAGGTATAGATGTCGTAAAAAGAATATGATCATCTCCAACTCCAGTTTTAGGGAGCAATACGTTGGGTGCTGCTGTTAAAAGTGCTGGTGAATTAATAAATAAAACACCAAAAATTGTGATTACTGGAGCCAGAATAGCAACTGTGACTCCAGCAGCAAATAGTGTATTTAATATAATTAAAGACACAAAGACTGGAGGTGATATTTCATATACAAATCCAGAAGATTGAACAAATTTAATGAGAGGAGTTGCAGTTGGAAAAAATTGGGCTGCAGATTGAAGAGCTACACGTGCTTTTAAGAGACAGGCTATAGAAATTCCAGAAGTTAAAAAAGGAGTAAAAAATGTATTTAAAAAGAGTGATGTAAAAATAAACTTTAATCCAGAAGAAGTAAAATCTACTACAGGAAATGTTTATCAAGATTATCGTGATCATGAATTAGTAGAAAAAGTCTTAAGGAAAATGAATATTCAACTCAAATCTGGTGGAAAAATACGTAAAATGCAAGACGGAAAGACCGTAAATCCAAATGAGAAAGAAACATCATATATAAGACAAAGTGTTTTAGACAATGCTAACGAGTTACTTGCTAATATATTTTCTGCTTGAACATTAAATAAGGCAAATAAAGCCTCTGGACAATATCAAAGAAATGCTGTAGTTGAAGGTGTTTATACTTTACCATCTGTTCCTTATCAAAATTACAAAATTTCTTCTCCTTATTTAGTACTTGGAGAAAAACAGGCAAATAATGTAATGGGTACTATAAATAGAGTGGCCTCTTCTGTTGCAGATATAGATAAGGCAGCATCTATCAAATTAGAAGGATTGAAAAATGCAAATGCAATACGTGATAAATATAATTCTGCAAATCAAGAATATATTTCTAATCTTAATAATGCACAAACAGCACTTAATGCAAAAACAGCAGAAAGAAATGCAGCTATTGCAGCAAATAATACTGCTAATATTGCAAATGCAAGAAAACAAATTAATCTTATTAATGCAAATGAGGATCTTGTAAATGCACAAAATATTTCTAATCTAGCTAAATATACATCAAGATGGACTTCTAAAGTAAATAAAGGAGCACAAGAAAATGAAAATACCGAAAAATTATTTAATTTGCTAAATGATGAAGAATATCAAAATGTAATGGATGAGTATCAAGAACATGAAAATTTAATTAATAAACTAAAACAGGATTATATTGATAGAACCACACCAAACATGGATCAATATGCGATTGATCATACTGATTGAGACACAGAATTTCAAAAAACTGATGAGTATAAAAACTGATTAAAAAGAAAAGAAGAATTAGAAACTAAGAAAAAAATATTAGAAAAAAAATGAAATACTGTTAATACTGCTTTGTATGTTGGTATGCCTCTGTCAAGAGTTTTAAAAAATGCTAAAGGTGGTAGTTTAACAGATGCTGGAAGAATAGAAGTTGAAAAAATCAGATCTGAAACTCGTTATAAAATGAAGGATATGGAAATATTTTATAAAACAATTCAACATGATAATGAATTACTTGTAAAATCTTTGATTAAAATATTTAAATAGTATGAAAATAAAAAAATTGCAAAGTGGTGGTGGATTTTTAACATATACTCCATTTACTTCTGATTTCTCTACTCCAGTTAAAAAATCTGCTCCTGTAACAAAGAAAGCAGAAGATACATCTGGAGTAGGAATATTAGACAAGACAACTTTTGAATATTTAATAAAGAATGGTGGACTTGTAAATGACATAGATGATTTTGTATCTAAATTACAAAAAATACAAACATCATCTATGAATCCATTTACCAAATCATCAAATGTATCTGCATCATTACAACTTATAAGTGAGGTAAATAAACTACGTAATGCAAAATATGATTGACAGACGGCATTAAGGCATGCTGAAGCACAGGGTTCATTGGGAGATGTTGCTGTTGGCCCACTTGGAGAAGTTTATGTAAAAGACGAAGATAATAAATTGCGTACAACAGACATTAATAATTATTTAAAAAATGCTAAAAAATGGAGAATACTGACAAATAATGATTTGCTGGTAGAAAGACAATACAATCCAGAATTGGTTGGCAACAGTTCTATAATTAATACTGTTGGTTCTTCTATTGGAATACAAAAAATTATTAATGGTGTGCAAAATATAATTGATGCTTTTGGAAATAATTATAATTCTACTACAAGAACATATGAAAAAGAATCTCTAACTAAACAATTAAAAGATCAATTATCAAGAATGCCAAATCAACAGGAGGCCGCAGCTTTAAGTTTTTTAAGTGATATTGAAAATACTCCTGGTCAATATGTAAATGTTCAAAACGTTACTGAAACTGAAAGAAGTATGATAGATAAAGCATTAAATTATATTTGAGGAACTTTAGGTGATAGAGCGCAAAAACAATTAAATGTTACAGCAAAATTAAATGGATACAAAGAACCAAAACAATTGTTATTAGATATGATTATTAATCAAACTACTGAAAAAACAACTTCTTCTATTGAAGGATTACAAGAAAAAGGAACTTCTGGTAGTGGATCTGGAACAACAAAAGAAAAACCAATTACACCATTTGAGTTACTGCATCTTGGTAAGCTTGGAAAAGAAAGTTTTCAATGAAATGATCCAAGTACAAAATTAACATTTGATTTGGTAGCTACAGGAGTTGGAAAATTAACAGACTTAAAAGGTAATTCTTTTGGAATGGTTCCATTGAAGAATTTTGTTAATTCTGATTTGGGAGCTATTTTGGATACTGGAAATATTTATTTTGGAAGTAAAAAAATAGCACCAATAGACTTAAATAATATTATTGGAGATGGCACTTCTTTAGCGGCCAGAGTATATATGCCTGTAGATGAAAATGGTGCTCCAGACTATAATAAACTTTATAGAATAAAACAATTAGAACAAACTGTTTTAAATGATCCAAATTTAAAACCAGAACAAATTAATAAAATATTTGAACAAAACGGTCTTTCTATGGTTAAAGTAGATGAGAATAGAGAATATAAACAAAATGATAGATATAAACCATTTTTAGTATTTACTGGATATACAGGAGAAAAATCTCCAGCAGCAAAAGCTAATCCTAAATTACATCAACTTACTTCTGATGAAGAAAATACCACTTCAGCCATGCTTAAAAATATTTGAAGAGAATATGAAATAGAGGCTCCTGTAGGTATAAATGATTTGTTTACTAATTACTATAAAGGTTTAATAGCTATTCCTTATGTAGATAATGCATATTATTATATTAAATCTGCAGCTGGTAATTTATTAGATGCACAGCCAACAGTAACTTATGCTAGAGAAAAACAGGCATATGACAATGCAACTGAATTATCACCAAAATCTAGTCTTATAATTGAATAAATATGGATATTAAAAAACCAAATGATGTATTTGTAGCTATATTACAGAAGCCAAATGCAGACATGTTTGATGTTATTAAATCAAATATGACTATAGAAAATACACAGCTTTTAAGTAAAGATGAGTACAAAAGATTGGATAAAGTTAAAAAAATATTTTCCGATGAAAAAGGAATCTTTAATGAAGATTCTTTTAACAAATATTATGATTCTGCAGTATCTTTGTATAGAGAAATGTCGGAAGACAAAGTTCTTGCAGAGTTATTAACTTATGATCCTAATGATTATGGAGCTCCAATGAAGAGTAAAAAAGTAGATGTAAGACCAACAATAAGGACTGATTATAATCCATATCAAAACTATTATAGCCTAACTGGAGTAAATACTGTTGACATAAATGAGCTATCAAATAGAGAGCTGGCACAAAATGGTAAAATATGAGATTACGATAATAATAAATGATTGGATGTATCAGCAAACGATTTAGGATTTTTTAAAAGTTTAGTTGGAAAAACATTAGTATATGCTACATGAGATTCTGATGGTGAAAGCTTTGATCCAGTAATAGGTAAAACAGTTGCACATAGAAAAGGTGAATGAAAAACTGATGAAACTGGCTCTTTCTATATTGAAACACTTGGAAAAAGGGAGATGTATGGAAAGCAACTTGTTAATCCCTTAGATCTTCTTACAAAAGAAGGAACTGCAATTAATAAGATAGATTTTTTTGATTCTGATGGAAAAGATAAATCTATTATTGGTACTACAATGAAATTTGCAGTAGAGACATTACCATTTTTTATACCACATGTTAATGTTATTTATGGTGGTATAAAGATGGCTATGGGATTATCAGCTACATTGCCCACATTTTATAAATCTTTAGAAGGTTTATTACTTGGTGAACCAGCCGATGGTATAGAAACGCCTATGTGAAAAGCAATGAATAAAATTGAAGGTGCTGTTAATAAAATAAGCTCTCCAAGTCTGTCTGATTTTGGACAACAGGGGATGTGAAATTATGAGCAACTTGGTTCAATGGTATCTTCTATATTTTCTCAAATTTATGAACAAAGAGCAGCAGCATCTTTATCAAAACTTTTTTATAAAGTAAATGATAAAAAATATATGGAGAATCTGGCTACGCTTGCTCAAAAAAATGCTGTTGAAGGGGCACTTGCTGGGAAAATCCCAATTGAACAAGTAGAAGATGTAGCAAGAATGGCATTTATGAAAGGATATGAAAATACTGCAAGTTCTGTACAAAGATCAAAACTTGCAAAAAATTTATCTTTAGGATATATGGCTCTAACACAGTCTTCTAATGTATATAGTGATGCTCTGGCTGGTGGATATGATAGAAGAACTGCTGGATTTACATCATTGCTTGCTGCTAGCGGTCAATATGCTTTAATGGCTAATAATCAAATGGGAACATGGTTTCTTGACAAAACTACTGGATATACAGAGAATGAAAGTAAAGCAGTGATAAGAAAGGCTGTAAAGGATTCTTATGGAAAAGTTAAAGAAGCTTTTGATATGTTTGATGTAGATCAGGTTGCTGGAAAAGCAAAACTTGCAACTGCTGTTTCTGGATTTAAATCTAAAATAAAAACATTATTAACAGAGCCAATACTAGAAAGTGAATTTGCAGAAAATATAATAAAAAGAAGTATTATAGAAGGTGTAGAAGAAGTAACAGAACAAGCTGCAATAGATGCATCAAAAGGTATTGTAGATGTTATGAGTGCTCTAGGTTTGACTCCTAAAAAAGGTAGTTTTGGAGGATTTGATGTTGTTTTCAGTAAGGCGGGTTTTGAAAATTATTTGGCTAATTTTGTAGGTGGTGCCATAGGTGGGCCATTGTTTGAGCTACAACGTTCTATAATAGAACCAATGGTTAATAGAGAAAAAATATCTTTATCTACGGAAGCTGACTTATATGATTTGATTTCTACTGGACGTACAGCAGATATATTATCAGAAATAGATAATATGAAGGGAAAACTTTGAGATAATGAAATACATGTTGGTGAATCGAATGTAGAAATTAATGCTGATACTTATGCTGATTTATTAAAACAAAGAGTAAAATGAATTGATAGTATTGTTAATTCTGAAAATCTAAAAAATACAGATGAAGATTTAATTAAAAAAAGCATAATGGATCAGATTTATATTAATGATATTAAGAAGTCTGGAGTTGATAATTTTCTATTGTCTGATGCAAAAGAAATAGGTTTACAAATTGTAAATCTAAAGAACCAACAAGAAACGTTAAAGGATTCTAACGATTTAAACACAAAAAAATTAGTAGAAGAAGAATTAAATAAAAAAAGACAGGAATTTAATGATTTGGTATCTGGTAAAAATTCTGAATATTATCATAGTTGAGCATTGTTTACTTTAAATCCAATATTACATCAACCATTTATAAATATGTCTGTAGATGAGTATGTAAAAAATGTGTATGATAAGGATTATTATCATCTATCTGATGAAGAAAAAAATAAATATCTTATAGAATTTGATGAATTAAAGTCAAATACAGAAGTGAATTTTAAAGAAAAGATGAGAAAAATGTTTAATATTTTTCTCAATATGAATGAAAAATTTTCTAAAGCAATAAAAGAATACGATTCTGATGGTTTTGCATCTGTTAGAAGTGCTTTTATGGATGCATTTATAAATTCTACAGATGGACAAATTGATTATATTAAGTTATTAGATAGATTGAATGATATTAATACAACTCTAACAAAAAACGGGTATCCAAAATATTCTCTTGATTCTCAAACATTTATTAATGTTGGAAAATTCTTACTTGATAATAATATTATTAAAAAGAATACTACAGATTCTAATAAAGCTGTAATTGTTCAAGATCTATATAAATATATATCTGATACTTACAATACACAAAACCAAGAAGAAGCTACAAAATTAGCAGATAAAATGTGGACAATGTATCAATTATATAATAATATAAACAAACAAGTACCAATAAAAAATTTAGATATAGATTCTTTTATTGAATTAGTAGAAACAGGAAAATATAATGATGGAGAAAAACAATTAACATTACAATTAAATAATGAAGAAAAAAATATATTAAAAAATGAATTTTCTAATCTAGTTGCATCTAAACAAAAACTTGAAGAAGTAAATACTCTTCTTAATAAATTAAATAATGGAGAAGAAATATCATTACAAGACTTATCAGATGCTGGATTATATGTAATAACAAATCCAGATGGCTCTATAAATAATGATGATATTAAAGAAACTCTGATTAACACACAGAACAGATTACAAGAAACATTAAATAAATCTGTAAATGATCTTTTTAGTTCTAAAATAGACAATAAAATTATTGAATATATAAATAATTTTCAAAATGTTAAACCAACAATAGAACAATTTTCTGATGATGAAAAGATAATAATTGAAGACACATTAAATAAAATTGGTCTTCCTGAATGAACAATGAATAAGGAAGTTATTAGAGAACTTATTAATAAATATAATAATACTCTAATTAATAATGTTAATAATTTACCAGATGATGCTGTAGAAAAACAATCTGCATTATATGTTGCAAGTTTATTAAGTCAAATAGACATTCAAACAGAAGATGAAATTACACCAAAAGTAAATTTGTTAATACAATATGGAAAAGATTTGGTTTCTAAAAATTTATCAGCAGAAGAAGCCTTTATAGAAGAGTCCGAAAAGGCATATAAAACAATTTCAGAACTTTTGGATGATGCGGAACTAAGTGAAGATGAAGTAGCTTATAAACATTATAAGGATATATATGATAGATTATCTCCAGTACTTGAATATGCAAAGAAAAATAGGAAAATAAATACATTACTTGAAACACTAAAAAACTTTCAGGTAACTATTTATGGATGAGCAGATCCTGTAACATTTTTTGATATATTAAAAGATAATATTAATTTCTTTGACAAGAATGTTGATACTAAATCTGATTTCATTAGAAGTGATGTACAATTAGAACAAATTATGAAGGCCAGATATGTTTTAAATGTTGTAAGAGCTATAACAGCTGCTATGACATCTACAGAAATTGGCCCGTCCAATTTATATGGATACAATGAAATGTTAAATAGAGCTTTAAAGAAACAGGGTTTAAAGGAAACTTATGATACTATCAATTCTCAAACAGCATATACAATTTTAAAGGACATTAATTTTATAGATTCAAAATTAGCCTATTTTGAAAATTTAGCAAAAAATAATGCTGTTTCTATAATAGAAAACGATAATAGAATTAGAGAATCTTTTTTCAAAAATATAAATAAACAATATTTAGATCCAGATAATAAACTTAGTTTATTAAATCTGAAATTTAATAATAAAACATTGTTTACTATAGATGATTTAGATCGTTTTGATGAAATAGATGATGATGAATTAAAAGCAATTGAAATAGAGCATACTTTTTATAAAAGATTTCACGAATTACCAGGAGATTTAAATACTAAATTAAATGAAATATTTGGAAACTTTTTAAAAGAGTTTAGCGCTAAAGATATTATATTGTCTAGAGAGTCTAATTTAACAGCTGATTTTGATAAATTTGAACTATTAGACTGATATAATTGAGTACATACTATTTTAAGTTATGATAGTAAAGAATTTTATAATGATTATAAAACATTATTAGAAAAAGAAGTATCTTTACCTGGAAATAGAAAGGCTCCGCTATTCTCACAACAAATGTCTTTACGCTTTGTTGTTGGATATTTTAAAAATAAACAGATTTATAAACATATTACAACTTTTTTACAAGAAAATCCAGAAAAAGGATTATCAGAGTCCTATATTCAAAATGATTTAATTGATAGAATAAACAGTTTAGAAGCATTTAATATAGAAAATATAGTTTCTATACATGGAACAAGTGGAACAGGAAAAAGCTCTGTAATTGCAAATTATACATTACGTACAATATTAGAAAAATTTGGAAAGGATAATACTATTAATATAACTGCTATAGCTCCCACAGAAGACACCTTGGTTACATTATCAAAGGATATAAAGGGAACTCTAGATATAACCATTAATAATATGACAGTTTCTAATATTATTAATAAGTACTTGAATCCTAATGGATTAAATGAATTACAAAATTTATATTCTATAATTGAAAAATATGATTTAACTGATGAGAAAAAACTTGCTGAAGCAAATAAAGAAATAAATACCAAATACTTTGCAATTGGCGAAGGTGTTGGTGCGGTATATTTGAAGCAAGCTTTCTTTGATGATTTTCTATTAAAACCTTCTGATACTGCAAAAGAAATTATTATAGGAGATGAATTAAGTAAAATTAATACAATAGAATGACAAATTTTAAATAAACTTGGTGCAAATAATAATGTGTACATTGTTTTAATGGGGGATCCATTACAAAGTGGAATACAAATTGGAACTAATTTATTTAGTACAGATAATATATTTTCTGCATCTAATATTAAAATGCGAAATCCTGTAAGAGCAAGAAATACATTACAAAATGAAAATGTTGTTACACTTGAAAATTTTGTAAGAAATGTTCGTGCGGCATCATTTGAACAAAAACCAATTCAAAAAGATGTAGAATTATTATATAATGATACAAATCAATATTTAAGTGGAACTTTAATTGTAAATACAATTACAGAAGAAGATTTAAAAAAACTTGATCCAAATAAAGAAATAGCTGTAATAACACAAGATGGGACATTATCTGAATCTTTAAGAGAAAAATTAAAGAATGTATTTAATGATAAAGAAATAAAAGTATATGGTAGAGATGTTTTAGGAAGAGAATTTGATCAAGTAATAATAGATTTAAATATTAAGAATTCTCATATTTATATTGAAGCTAGAGAACTGTACACTTTATTGACCAGGGCAAAAGAAGGAACCTTAGCAAAAATTAATACATCAATTAATATAAAAAATATTTTGCGTGCCAAATCTGTTCCAGTTACAATTAATGCCGATGCAATAAACAAGTCTTTACAAAATAGAATTGATAAAATAAATTTAATGGATTTAAAAGAGGAAAAAGTAGAAACCGTTGAAGAACCTGTAAGTAATATTAACGTAGAGCCAGTTGATTTTATAGAAGAAATTCCAGTTATTGATACAATAGACACAGAAGAAAATGAAGAACAGAAAAAAATTCCTGATCCAGACAATATTTTAGGATACAGCTTCTTTAATAATCTTGGAATAAATGTGCATAATATATCAAGTCCAAGTCCATTAAGTAAATTTTTAAATTTTAAAATTAATGAGTCTGGTGAAAAAAATACTATTTCATGAAGTAATTTAAAAACTACATTAGAACAGGAAAATAATGTTAAATTTACAGATACAGATTTATTTGCTTTAGAGGAAATAAGTTCTGAAAATTTAAAATTGAGCGATATTATACATGAATATATTAGATTTAAAAATCATATTTTATTTAATAAATTATATGGCAAACAAAAATTATTTAATGATACAGTGCAAGTAGAGTCAGATTGAGTTATAAAAAAAATAGCATCTTCTGTTGATAATATATATTCTTATGGAAAACTTGTAAATAATAACTCTATAAAAACTGATATATATGCTATAGGAACATATATTAATGTTAATAATAAAAAAATATTTATGACTTTGGCTGTTTTGCCAGATTTAAATAATACCAATGTTTCTAGGGCCATTAACATTCAAAAATTAAGCGAAATATATTCAAGAGTCGATAAAGAAGAAGAAGTTTCTATAAACAAGCAGGCCGTTACAATTTATAAAAATCCAATATTGCCAAAAAGTGAAAACCAGACAAATAAAATAAAACCAGTTAATCTGAATGATATTTCAAAAGTTTTTCCTGGAGCAACAATACTTGATAATAAAGTAAGAGTTTTTTGGGGTGATTTAAATGCAATACAAAAAGAGCTTGAAACCTATACAGGATATAAAATTACTGATAAAAAATTATTAGAACAATACAGGTTCAGGCCATATATTATTGTTTCATACGATGATATAAATACTGCATGTAATAGGCTTATTATGTTAAATTCTAATTCAAGAAGTCCTATGGAGTTTTGAAAAGAATTTACATCTACAATTAATTCAAAGAAATTGGATGAAGAGAAAAAAGATATAAAAGTACACCACTTAATTAGTAAATATAGATCATGAGAATTATTATTCAATTATTTTAAATATTTAAAACTTTCTGATAAAGAAAATCTAATGAAAGATGTTCTTATAAATCTAGAAAACAATTATTTTGGAAAAACAAGAAATTTCTTTAGTTTAGATACATTAACAAAAATAGTTGAAAGTTTAGTTTCTTATAATTATGATCCTAATGATGAAGATGATTTTAAGAAGTGATTCTCTTCAGAAGAAACAAGAAAAAATATAATCAAAGGACAAACTGTAATAGAAAAATATGAAACAGTTAGAATTGGTAATATATTATTTTATTTATCTGATGTAATTACAAATCCAATATATGAATTTGATAAATTTCTAGAGCAATATAAAAAACCAGTATATTACAATCCAACTATAGAATCAATAAGAGTTGGAGGAGAAGGAGAGTCTTATGGAACATTACCATTGGATGAATATAAATATTATAATATCAATGTTGCAATAGAACCAAATAGATTATTGATACGTATGAGTGATTTATTAAGTGAAAAAAAAGAAACTAATATAAAAAATAATATTACAACAAATAATATAATACCAAATGAAGCTGTACTAAATCTTGAAGATGGAAATTTAAAATTAAAAGTTACTATTAAATTAGATGTTTCCAAATTTCCTGTTGGTAAAGAAAAACAATTATTGTCAACTATGAATCAGGCAGTTAGAAATTTCTTAATTAGAAATTATAACAATATTGAATTAGATAAAGATTTATTTACTGGTAATGAAAACGATGTAATTTTATCTGATTATATTCAAAATGTAATATATAATCCTAATAGTTATATAGAAAAAAATGGAAAATTTTATCCACTATCATCTTATTTGGATGATTTTGGCGCAATAGATGAAGACAATACAAATATAAATTGTAGTATAAAATAAGCATATGGCAAAATGTATACAGAATTTTAAGAGTGTTTTAAATTCTAAAAAAATAAAAACATTTCTTAATGAATCTATTAATCAAGATTTATTATTAGAGAAAATAAATTTGGATAATGAAAATAATAAATGAACACAATTATCAGATGGTATTAGCAATTTAATAATTGAAATATCTAATGAAAATAAAGCTATGAATTCATATGATTTTTTTAGTTTATCTGAAAATCTAACTAATACTCTTAAATTATATACATCAGAGTTTGAGAATTTTGATCAAAATCTTGATGATTTGGTATTTGATATAGTAAATAAAGTTAAATCAAATTATGTTAAAAGTTTTGTTTATGATACAAATCCAATTGTTGATGAAAATAGAATTTATGATTTTTCATCAATAATGAAATTAGTATATAATAATGATTCTTATATGAATTATTTAAATAGTTTAATTAATATAGGTTTATTTAAAGTAATATTTATTAATTCATTAGATACAAACAATAAGGATTATCCATATGAAGGATTTGTTACTACTGATGCTGCATTAAATAAAAATATTGCACTATATAAAAATGAGTTATGGGATTATATTTATAGATATTATTTGAATAATCATCCAAATCCTATAAAGATTAAAGATTCAAATTTATATATTTTAAGTAAAATATCAAATGTTGAAGGGTATGATTTATCTTTAAATGATGCTCTGTTTGGTAATGGAAAAAATTCTATTTATGCACAAGTTATAGAATTTATAAAAGAACAGATGGATATTAATATGCAATCTGTAGAAGGAGATTTTAGAATAATTAGTGGAAATAGATATACAATAGCACAAGCATATATAAAATCATTACTTTTAACCAATTTTGACAGTTTTTTACTTAATAATCATTCGGATAAAGTAAAAGTAAATATAAATAGTTCTGGAACATTTAATCTTCCTACAAATGGTTTACCAAAATATTCACTTAATATAAGATGAGGTAAGAAAAGTTTATTGGATAATGAAAATGCAAATAGTGTTGAAGAAAACAGAACTTCTTTAATAAAATTAATTGCTTATACTATACCATTTTATGAACAAAGAAAAACTTCAAAAGGTATAATTTGAGTAAAAAATGAATATGGATTGTCTATTGGTAAAAATAATTTAGATGCCGCTGGAACTATTTTAAATGAATTAAATAATGATATTAAATTTAATATTGAAATAAATGGTAATAATGAATTACATACTATTTCAGAATTATATGATTTATATGATAAAGGTGTACTTTCTTTTAAAAAAATATTAAGAACGGTTATAGACCAAGGAGTAGAAAAAAGCAATAACATATTGGCAAGAAAAAGTGTATTGGAAAGTATATATCAATTTTTATATGCTCCTAAAGGATTAAGAAATTCTATTTTTGCTTGAAGAGATGCAAACAAAGAAACTGGAGATTTTATTTTAAATCCAGAATTGGCTTTAATTAATCATTTAAGAAATACTGTAAAGAATGTTTATCATCAAGCATCTGTTTATGATGATAGCAAAACTGTGGATGTTTTAGATTTGGATTTTACCATATCTAAGGAAGTAGAGAATTTATTTGTAAATCTTGATAATGCACAAACAAATAACATTATAAATTCAAATTATACTGTTAATAATTTTGATGATTTTATTAAATTGTTAACAGATCAGAATAAAGGAGATCTTTCTTTATCACAAACAACGATAGAAGAATATAGAAAAATACTTGAATCAAAAAATGTAGATTTTAATAGTAATAATTTTAAAAATGCTATTAAATATTTAACAAGCAATATAAAATATCAATCTACAGATAATATTCCAACCAGAGTGGTAACATATTTTGCTAATGATGTAGATGATATTTTACATCTAAGAGACTTGTTTAAAATATCTAAGAGAGATATAAAATTTGATACAGTCACACAGGTAAAAAAATCTACTGGAGAGTCTGTTCCAACTATGGTTGTTGCAAATATGTCTTCTTTATTTAATAATATTATTGATAAAACTGATAATATATTCTCAAAAAATCCTGGATTTTATAAAAGAAATGAAGTACTATTAGAGGTTATTGGTAAATATGGTTCAAAAGATTTACGTGATTTAAATGCAAATGAAATATTCATGTTGTCTTTTACAAAATATTTTTTGGAAGCCAGATTAAAGGACAACGAATTTATCAATATTCCAGTAACTTATTCAGATAAGTCTACTATATATGGTACTGTTTTCAATACAGCAAAAAATATAAATACTCCATTTGGATTACGTTCTTTAAATAGCATTTCTTTAGAAGAATTGAAAGAAGTAATGAGGGTTTATCAATCAGATTATTATAATACATTAATATCTAATATATATAATGATTTTTATATATTAGATAATGATTTCTTTAAAACTAAACCAAAAACATCCATTTCTAAGATAAATAAAATTGAAGAATATCTGGAACAATTTAATAGGCTTAATTCTAAAGAAGAAATTTTAGAAGCAATATCAGATAAAATACATTCTTCTGAACATGTAGAAATTTCTGAAGAAACTCATTATTCTTTTTATAAAAATGAAAACGGAAAAGATGTTATTAAATTTAATCAACTTTTGAAATCGTATGTACAAATATTTAATGATAAGAAGTTATTTGATAAATGAGTTGAATATCAAGAAAAAGAATTATTTAAATATATTCCAGAAAAAATTTCTTTAAATTATATTGTTTTTCAAAAGAAAGACAAAAAAGAAAAAATAGCATCAATAACAAATGCTTTTCCTAATATAAAAATAACTAATGATGATGAAATAGTTTTAAAAGATGAAAACAATATAACAGATATTGTTAAAACATATTTGTGAACAAAAAATCTTGTAACATCTCAGTACTTAAATATTTCAACAAAAGATTCATACATACATCCATATGAAAAACTGTTTACCCCAGTAAATAATAAATGAGATAGTATAGAATCTGTATTAACCAGAGAAAACAATAAACGTACAACAACAATGACCAAAAGAATGAACATTTTTGGTGCATCAATGAGTGTATATGGGAAAAGTCCAGAAGGAATTTTACAAAAACATAAAATAGCTGTTATGTCTGATCCAGAAACTACAGTATTTAACTATACTGGTGATCAAACTAAAATAGAAGTTTATAATGGGGGAGCTTTGGTAAATCCAATATTTAATGAATTACTTAAAGTTTCACTACCAGGATACAATTTACAGAGTTCACAAAAACCAATTGCCCAAATAATAAGTGAATCTTTTTCTGGATTATTAAAATTTGCAACATTTGCAATAAGTAATAATGATATAAGAAATAGTAATAGAAAAGATGTAGAACTATATAATATTATGAAAAAATTAAATAGTGAGTATCTATGAAAAGATGGTTATTTTGATCTATTTAGTTTTAAAGATCTTGGCGATTCTAATTCTTATAGTCCAATAGATTTACAAGCTATTGTACCAAATCTATATTTATGACACAATGGTAAGATGCAAAAATTTTTAAATATAAAACTTTTAAAGGATAATATTTATACTATATATTTTGAAGGTGGAAATGAAAAACAAGTAGAAATCAATAATCTATTTGATTTATGGAAAGCATTTGGTGGAGAATATTCTGCAACTATGGAAAATAATCAAATTAAATATGATGAATCTTCTATTAATTTAGTGGCCTCAATTGTAAGTAAACATGCTATTTATAATAAAAATAACACTCTTAAAGAAAGTTTAATTACAATGTTGGTTCCAAAAAGCGCAATAAAATATGGTGCCACAAATATAAATACAGTAAAAGATGTGTTTTTTTCTGATAAATCCTTAAATCATTTTATATTCGATACTTCGTTTTTTGGAACACAGCTAGATCCTTATCATACAGTAGAAGATTCTGAAGTAAATGAAATTACACAAGTTATATCAGCATTATCTGAAATGAATCTAGTTCCCGAACTGTCAGATGCTGTATATGATGCTATTTCTACAGTTACCGAACGTGGACTTGAAAAATTTAATATTAGATTAAATAGTGATAAGGATTTTAAAATTATTACAAAATTATTTATAAAAAGATTAAATAATTCATCCCAAATTAATAATGCTAGGACAATTGTTAATGCATTAGAAAATGATTTTGAGCATATTATACCGTTTGATAATAAAACAATATATAAACAATTTATAAGCTTTTTAATTTCTGAGGTTAATGCAGAATTTGTTAGAAGAAAATTTCCAGGAGCTGGTTATGTGTTAAGACCTTCACAAGGATTTGTACAGTTATATGAAGATAGAGATGGAAATAAATATTTAAATACTGATTTAATTCGTATATATGATGAATTATCTGTAAAACCACAAGTTAATACATTAGATAATTTACATGATATAAATAATGCAAAGATAGATTATGTATTATCTACTCTTCCAAGTTTACAGCCTACAAATATAAATATTTCAAGTATAAGACCCCTGGATGTAATTTCATTAAATATAGATATAACATTAAACGGTAATTTAATACCAGCCAATACTCCTATTAGATTAAATGAAATAAATGATTATTTTCAAATTAAAGGTTTAATAAAATCTTTAAATAATTCTGATATTATTATAAATAAGATATATAATCAGCCAAGAGATTTAAAACCATCTGATGTTACATTCGTAGAAAATGGAATTCAAAGGAGTATTTGAGATTGTGATGCAATAGAATTCAAATGGAGACTTTTAAATGATAATACTTTTAAAACAAGCAAAATGTATAATGATTTTGTTAAATATATTCAAAATATTACAGGAAGTGTAAATATTTTGCCATATGTTGATAAATGAATACAAAGAACTTTTGAGTTATTATCATATAATAAGAACTATATATCTTATCAAGAAACGAATGATAATTATTTTAATACTATTTTTAAAACCGTAGATGGCTTTGATGATTTTACAGGAAAATTTGAAAATAATTATATTAATACTAATAGTATTACAGATTATAAATATTATGCACCAGAAAATATTAAATCTTATGGTGAATATGACACATTTGGAATTAAGAAAGATACCAATCTAAATAAAATAAACATCTCAGACTTTTTATTACCAAAGAAATATCTTCATCCATTATTACCAGTTCCAGCAGATTTAGTTTTAGTTGGTGTAAACGGAGAAGACTATTATGTCTCTTTAGAAGATTTTAATTATATTGAATATAAAAATAAATTATATTTAAAAACGGTAATGGAACTTGCAAAAAGAGATGCTGAAAATAATAATACTTCTTTGGATGCAGAAATTGCAAAGTATTCTCCAATAGCAGAAGAAATTCAAATTTATATAAGTGATGATGGTAATTATAGAATAGATTCTTTTGGACATAAAATGTATAAATTACCAGCTTCCTATAAAGTGTTCTTAGATACTAAAGGCAATGAAATTTTATATATTAAAGAAGGTATTGATAGCTTTTTAGAAAGCCATAATAATTTGAATTATATTTATACAAAGGATAAAGGATATAATACCGTAGATAAATTATTAGATTTGGTGGATGATGATTATTTGACATTATTAACAACAATAGCAGATTCTGTAAATAATCAAGAATTAGAAAGCTTTTTTAGAAAAAAAATAAAAAATTATAAAGAATTTAAAAAGGATATTATAGATAAGTATAATACTGGACAAATAACTAAAAAGAATGTAATTGATTTATATGAAGAATTTCTTAAAACAAAACAAAAAACAGAAACATTTAAATATTCAAAAAGGCTGGCAAATATAAAATATAAAAGTTTTAAGCAATCTTTAAAATCTGTTGTAGCTAGAATTCCAGCTCAAGCACTACAATCAGTTATGTCTATGGAAACGGTAGGATTTATTCCTGGATCAGCAAATGATATATATGTATCTATCTGACAACTATTTCTACAGGGATCAGATTTTGACATTGATAAAGTATACACAATGGGATACTCATTTAAAAATGGTCAATTTGAAGCATGGTCTCCATATTTTGATACAACTAAATTTGATGAATCAATTAATATTCCACTTCCAAAAAACAGAAAATATATTTTATTAAATGAAAAAAATCTAACGAAATACAAAGATGTTTTAATTACTGATGACAATGGTATAAATTTTTCTAATGATGTATTTAATATAAATTCTTTTTTAGAAAGTAATGGAATAAACGATAGCAGTTTTCTGGATAAATTTATAGCAATTACAAATGAATTAAATAAAAATGAATATAAATATATATATTCAGAAGATAATTATTTATTAAAAGCTATTAATAGGCACGAATCTTATTATAACGAGAATGGATTTAAAAACTATATTGTAAACAAAATGATAGGTGTTCTTGAAAGTCCTACAACACAAGTTGCATCTAATATACCAGTAACATCTGGAGTTTATGGAGAAATAAAAAAGAATTATTCTGACTCACCATATAATCTTGATGTTTATAATGGATATACTATGGGCTTGCAACAAGAACAAAACACAGTAGGTAAAGCTGTTATTGGTATTGCAGCTGTAGGATTAAAAAATTATTTTGCACTTGTAAAATATTTTGGAAACTATTATATGAATGTTGATAATATAGATGTAAATAGTAGTAAATATTTCTTCAAACATTATGTAATTAATGGAAAAGAATATTGCTTTAATAAAATTGCTGGATTAAATAATTATAAAAACATTCAAGACAAACTAGATGAAATTTTAGTACAAAATATTAGGACTTCTTTAGAAAGCATTTCTAAAGATACAATACTTTCTGAATATATGAGTAATTCAGAATATATTGATTATATAATATCATCTATGGAAAAACTTCCATTAGATAATGATATAGCTTTTTATATATCGGCCATTTTAACACTTGCTACTGATAATGCAAAAGAGCTTTTATTAGCAAAAATAAATGCTGGAATTGAATTTGCTGGAATGCATATTTATTTACTCATGTTGGGAGTTTCGCCAGATGAAGTTACAAAGTTTATGACATCTCCAGAGGCTATGGAATTAAAAAGAAAAACAGAAAACAACATTTTTATTACAAATGGTAGACCCGTTTCCAGAATTAATATGATCAGGGCTTCTATTGACAAGAATATAAAAGCTCTTCCTATAAATGAATATAGAAGTAATTTCTTTGTCAATTTCTTCAATATATTTATGGACTCTCAAGAATTAATTACTCTTGGCTCTTTTTTAAGTGTTAATCAAGGATCTAAAGCTAATGAAGAAAGTCTTTATGAATTATTGAATAATTTAAGATTTTCGTTGGTCAATCAAAGAAAAATGTTGAAAAGAAAATATTTTAATGATTTAAGTGATTTAGAAACTATTAAGAAAGATAAACCTTGATTAAATGAAGTGCTTATTGAAGAAATATATGACAAAGCTAAAAATATTAATATAGTAGAAAAAGAATTAGATTTGGATTTATTTTTTAATGATGATAATTATAGAAAAATAGCTATTGATTATTACAATCTTATAAAATCTACATTTAATATATTAGATGTACTATCTTCTTTAAAGCATTTTAATAGCATGTTTAAATCTTTTCATACTGTTGATACTGTTATTACCTCAAAAACAAATAAACATTATTTTAATTCAATAAATAACAGTAAAAAGATAATTGAAAAAATATTGGATATTTATCCGCAAAACGAATTATATTATAAAATAACCAAACATATAATACTTAATGGAGTGCAGAATAATCCAGTTACATACAGTTCAGAAATACTGAATAAAATAAACGATTATTATGATAATTGAGTTATTTATAAATTTTTTAATACTCTGGATTATAAATTTGATTTGATAGCATTAATGAATTATTTGGGTATAGATAATATTAGAATATTAAAAGACAGTCAAGATGAAATTTCTGTAAATACTTTTACTAAAAAAGATTTAGAAAATTCTCCAATAAGGTATTTTTCTTTAAATAGTCCATATGAATTAGCAAAATTTAAATATATAATGGAAGAATATATAATACCTTTTGAAAAGAAAAAACACGCTAATAATGGATTTTTAAAGAGATTTGTAAAGACATCATATTTAAATTATAACTTAAATAAAAAAATATCTTATTATTTAGATGAATCTAATTATGATGAATTGGAAGATCTTGAGGCAGGTATAAGTGAGATGATTGGTAGGGGATTTTCTAAAGAATGAGATCCAGCTTCTGGAGAATATATAAATACAGATTATATTTTAAATATAAATACTGTACAAGATGGTGATTCTAAATTAAATGCTGGAATTAAGTTAATAGATTTATTAACTGCATATAATTTAATTATAAATGAAGGAAGATTTGGTGGAAATAGAGCTACAGAATTATTTTATAAAGATGCTGATGATCCAAATTCTATTTCAAGAAAATTTCTTAATTTTGAATCTTCTATAACACACGAAGATGTTGATATTTTAGTAAAAGATTTATCTGAAAATAATAATAATTTAAAAGGATTTCTATTATATGTTTTTGGTGATGTTGATATTTATGATAAAAATAAACCAAAAAAATTAAATGTAACTGAAAATGAAACATTACAAATGAATAGATATTATACTTTTCCTTATGAAGTTTCACATGAAATAACAGTTAATAAACAATCACAAAATTTAGCTGATGAAATTGTTCAGCAAATTAAAAATAAAAAATTAGTAATTAGTAAAGAATGTAAATAATGGATTGCAAGTATACGGTTAATCTAGAAGGAAAGCAAGTAGAATTGTTTTCTACACAGAATGAAATTAACTCTTTAGAAGATTTAATTTTTGAATTGAAAAAAAATATAGACAGTTCTAATTTAGCTGCTTATAATGAATTAAAAAATAAGTTATTAGATTTTGATAATATACAAGACTTAAATTTAAATGATATAAATGAAAACACTGTAGGAGTATATAGTCCAGGTGAACTTGTAAAACAATTATCTCCAAGAGAATCTGGATTATTACGACTTTTAAATATCGGTGTTGATTGAAAAACAAATAATGTTATTGCTGGTTTTGGAGAAGAGAACGTCCCAACTTCATTCTATAAAGGTCATATATTTTTCAATTTAAATTATATGAACAGTACAGATAACAATATCATTGCATTGGTTGAATTGGCGTTATATAATGCTTTCGGAGAAATAAATTTTAGAGAGCTTGTAAATTCAGAAAAAGAGGAAGATAAATTAATGGCCGATAAGTATTTGGAATCAATTATTAAAACAAAGGATGAAGAAAAAACCAATGATTTAAAAAAAATAATCTATACTGCTTATTATCGCAGTGTAGTTAAATCAATAAATGAGGATAGAAGTATTAATACTGAAAGGCTGTCTTTACACGATACTTGAAATAAATTTAAATATATAGATAATGAAGAACGTCTTTCAAAACATTTACCAAAATCAAGAATAAATATACTTGATTTAAAGCAGGGAGATCTTGTATTAATACCAAATCCTGATAAAATTTCAAATCCAAATGCAACTGATTGATACGAATTATTCTATGATAGTTATATTGATTCTGATGGAAAATATATTATAAGAACATTGGGACAAAATACACAAACAGGAAATTTATTTTTACGTAATAGAATTGCTTCAGAATATATTTATACTATAGACAATAAATTATCTATTAATACAAATAGTAATTCAGTAGAAGCTATGGTATATACAGATGAAATATATAATAATTATTCATATACTAAATCTGAAAAAATACCAATTTCATTACATAAACACTTCAAATCTGTTTCATATAAACATATATTGAATTTGTTAAAAAATAATAATATTCTTGTAACTTTGGATCATAAAGATTATAAAATTAAAGAAATTAGAGGTTCTATAATTGTATTAGATAATAATAAATCCTTAAGAATAGATGAAATCAAGAATATAAAGTTACCAGTACCAATGTTATCTCCTTCTACCAACAATATTAAACCAGGAGTAGCTGAACTATTTAAATCTAATCCTGAATTAGCTAATGCTGTATATTCTGCAATGGGATTAACTACTATTAACGAATCTGAAATTACTTATACTGATGAAGATGGTAATCCTTGTGCTAAAATGGGGTTAACTAATGCTACTAAAGGCACAGGTTGGAAAATAGTAAAAGACTTTAAAGGGCAGCCTAAACACAGCCAAGGTGGTGTAGATATTATTATATCTGATAAAGGAGTAACTATAAGAAGAGGTGGTAAAGATATTAAAGCTGCTCATGGATTGTTAATACCTGCTATTGTTGCTGCTGATGGATTAATTCTTGGTAATGAAGATAAAGACCCCCAAAAAGGAGTATCAAAATATACACCAACAAAAGGACATAAGCAAGGAGATGTATATAAGACAGATGATAGAATTATAAATGAATTAAAAACAATATATAAACTATCAAGTTTATATGATGACCCGCAAGCATTTATTAAGTCTAAATTACCAACTGTAGGGAAAAATATTCATGCAAATATGTTAACAGATAGACATTTATTAGGAACTTTTAAATATTCAAGAGCTAAAGATACCGATAATAGGAAATATACATCTATATATAATTATAACCCGATTGGTAAAAGTTTCTATGATAGAATATATGATGATGAAATAGAAAAATATGATATACAAAATAAAGATGTTAGAGATTATACAAGAAAATTATATGAATTAGGGGCTATAAAGCCATATAAAGATGGATGGGAATATAAAGATATTAGTAAAATTGATTCTTATGAACCAAAAGGCAATAGAGAATTTATTAGAAAATGGTACAATTCTCCAGAGGCAGAGAAAAGATATATAGATAGTGGTGGTAAAAAAGAAGATTGGATAAGCACAAGAGAATATATAAATAAAAACCTAAATTCAGTAAAAGTTGTTAAACCAAAATATAAAATTCCTAAAATGTATGTTGGCGAGGGGGCGTGTTATAGCCCTTATTATAATACAGTTATTGACCATATGGGTGACAATTATACACATGAGTTAGTACATGGGACGAAGATTAGTAATGAATTACATATGTCCAAATTAATTAAAGATGCAGCTAAAAAATATACTAAAACAGATAAGTCAACTGGATATGATTATTCACCATCTGAAGTCCATTCAAGAGTTATGGATATTAGACATAAATATGATATAAAACCTAACGAAGTTATTACAAAAGAAAGATTGAAAAAAATAAAAGAAGACAACTACAGTTCTTTTTTTGGTAAATATCGGGAAGATTTATTTAATAATTGGAGTGATGATGGTATAATTTATTTACTAAATACTCTTGCTCAAAATAATAATAAAAATAATAATAAAAATAATAATATAAATAATGCATAACAAGAAAAAAACTAATATAGAAGTAGAAGGAGGAGAAATCCTCATACAATCAAAAGAAGGGCATTATGCTGTAATTCCTGCTAAACATAGACAAGAGGTGATGGACATGATTAAAGATGGTTGTGATGATTGTATAAATAATTATATACAAACATTACCTAAAGACAGTGATTATGCAGAAGATGGCACAATTGTCTCAGTGTTATATACTCAAAAAACAGGTAAAGATTGGAGTACTGCTAAACAAGAAGGGTTAACTACAGGTAGTTATGATGATAATATGAAACTTAGACAAAGATTATTATCTGGCGAATTTGATAATAAACAATCTACTGTAAGTAAACAAAATAATAATACTCAAAATACTACAATAAATCAAAATCAAGATTATACTAAAGCTAAAGATTTTAATGAAGCATTTAAAATTGCAAGAAATCAATTAGGACCTAATCAGATATTTGAATATCAAGGTAAAAAATACGGTACTAATTTAAAAGGTGAGAAATTTGAACCTTCTGATGAAGTACTTACTAAGGCTAATATTAACAAACCAGAAGTGAAAGAAAGGTTACAACAACAAAATAAAATGGTTGCTTCTGTTTATTCTGATAAACAAACAACTAAATTAGAACCTGAATATCAAGATTGGGATAAAATTAAGAAAAGGAAGCAAGAAATTAATAAAATGAACCAAGCTGATATTATTAGAGAATATCATAAAAATTCTAATGAACAATATCTTGTGTTGGATAAAAAAAGAGGTAAAATGCACTTATATCAAGGAGATAAAGAAATAGCTTCTTATAATGTAGGCACAGGTGCTAATGTTGGAGATGAGCAAACTAAAACTGTTGTAAGAGATGGTAAGGTGCATTGGGAAGAAGGAAATAAAATGACTGGTGCTGGTATATACGAAGTGTCAGGAGTAAATCCTAAAAATCCACATTATTCAAATGCTCCAACTTGGAATTTTAAAAATGAACAGGGAATTGAGGTCCCTATGGCAATACATAGTAGTTTTGGAAATAGAACGTCTAAGATTAAAGATGAGGATGAAACTAATAATAGATTATCTAACGGTTGTATAAATGGTGTTCGTCACAATCTTGAAGAACTATATAAAAAAGGATACAACAAGCAAGGACAAAAACTTTATGTATTACCTGATGATGAAAATAACACTTATGAAGTAAGCAACGGTAAACTTATTTTTAAATCTAAAAATCCAAATGTTAATAGAACAGTAAAAACTTTAAATTATAAACCTATTAAAATTGAAATAGATGAAAAGAAATTTAAAGAAAAAGTGTTTACATACTTTGATTTCAATGATGAAGCAGAATATAATAATACTACAAAACCTTATATTCAAGCATTAGCTGATAATAAACAAAAAATAATGAAGGTTGCTAAAATAAACGGGGATGTTTATAATGACATTGCTAAAATAGCTTTTGGTATATATGGTACAGAAAGTAATTTTGGAGACACTCACAGTGCTTTAGGCAATTTAGGCAGAGCTGTTAATAAATTTTTTGACCCAAAATCATCAAGTAGTCCTGATTATAAATCTAAAGCAACAACTTATAGGGCTAATAAAGATTCTAATAGTGTCGGATTAACTCAAATAAGATTTAATATGCTCGATGAGTCAGAAAAGAAAATTTTAAGAGAATTAGGTATTACTAAAAATGAGCAGTTGTTGAATCCTAAAGACGCAGCAATAGCTACTGTAGCTATTTTAGCAACAAGATATAATAATCAACTTACAGATAAAGAAAAACAAGATTTGGAAACTTATTTACCTAAAAAATGGAATAATAGAAAGAACTATTCTGATAGAGTAAAAAGTAATTCACAATATTTAACAATTAAAGAATTAAATTAATATGAGCTGCAAACCAACTTATAAAGGAGTAAGATATAATTCTTTAGAAGAGTTATATAAAGCTAATGGAGTTAATCCACAACAAAAACAACAAGCTCAACAGCTATACTCTCAATATCTTGAACAAAATCCTAATGGTACTGTAGAGCAGTTTAAAAGTTGGGTTGATAATAATCAATCAAATGTTCAATATCAATTACCTCAAGATAGAGAACAAGAAGAATTTGTAGCTTCAGAGAAAACCATTAGAGATTTAGAAGAAAATATAGATATGAATTATAAGACTCCAACAATTGGAGAACGTGCACTTATATCAATAGGAAATTCTAAATTCATAGGATTAATTATTGGAAATGAGTTTGTTACAAATAAATTCTTATATATATATAAAGACGACAAAGGTTATAAGCTTGGAGTTACCAGTCAATATAATATTGTTGGAACAGAAATACCAAGAAATACAAACCAGAATATTATAAACAATGATGATTTAATTAATATATCTTATTATATAAACAATATTCTAAAAAATAATAAGTCTGTACAATCTATTTTAGAAAAAGATTATGATAGGTTAAATAATTTAACATTTAATGTATCAGACTTAAATAACTATTCTACAATATTGTCTGATGACATATTGTATAATCCAGAAACTAAATTGCTATATAAAGTTATTGATTCTGGATATAATTTGATAAATGGTATAAAACATTTTTACATAAAGACAGTTGTAAAAATGAGTGATAACACATTTAGATATTTTAATATAGATAGAAATTCATTACATAATTATATTCTATTTACAAAAAGACTTAATGAGTCTTTTGCTAATTTAAGCATTCAAAAATCAAGAATAGAAGTATTTAGAGAACCACAAGTACAAAGTAAATCTTATGTAGAAGTAAAAGTATATAAAAATCCAAATAATTTCATATTTATTTTACCAGCAAACGTTAATCCAATTGAATCTAATATAGCAGAAAAAGGATATAAAGATATTACACAGGAATATAAAAAATTAATGCAGGATAGATATAAATGAGAAAATATACCAGACAAATTATATGCTATAGCAACAAATAATTATTATAAAAAAGATTCTTTAAATACTAATTTTGTTGAAATGTCTAAAGAGAATTTTATTAAAATGTTGCGCTCAAATGAACTATATAAAATAATTCCTGGAAGTTTTATTTCTTTAGGTAAGAATGTTCTAGTTGTAGAAAAAATTTTAAAAAATGCTTTAGTGGCAACAAAATATTCGTATACTAAAATACCAAATGGAAATGGTGAATTTAGATATGTAAAAGGAGAAACTGTTATATTAGATGAATATACAGATTTAAATATTAAAGGAATTTTTACTCCAAAATGGGCAATAAATACTTATGAATTTATATCTAAATATAAAAATAATATTGAAAAAGAAGAAACTAAAATAAATGTTAAATCTAGTAGTTATGAGTTTCTTGTAAACTTTAGTAATTATTTATCTGAAAAATTTAATATAAAAATAAACTTAATAAAGAATAGCGATCTTGAAAGATTTAATAATCCAAAGGTATATCAAGCATCTTCTTTTACTACTTTTGATGAAATATACATTAATCTTGATAAAGCTAGAATAACAGACCCTCTCCATGAACTACTCCATGTTATTTTGGCTACAATGAAAGCTAGAAATTCTGATATGTATTATAGAATCATTAATTCTGTACAATATCATCCAATATTCAAAGAAGTTGCTGGCAATATGATTAATGCCGAAGCTTTAGAAGAAAGCTTTATTAAATTATTTACATTAACTTTTAATAAAAATATTAAAAGTGATGGAATATTTTCAGATGACGGTTTTAACACTACAATTAAAGATACAATTTCTGATATGTTAAACCTTGAAGAGAACCTGGACTGAGAAGATGTAAATGGATTAATGAAAACTTCTATTTATGATGTATTAACCAATTTTGGTTCAAAATTGATTGATGGAGAAGAATCATTAATAGATTTTAATAGTTCTTATGAAATGTTTACTGTAGCAGACATTATACAAAAACTAATAGATGAAAAAAAACTAGAACAAAAATGTAATTACTAATATGGATAAATGCAAATATTTTTTAAAAGATGGAAATAATGAATTTACTTATGAATCTGATAAAGAACTTTCTGATTTTATAAAGGCTCATTATATACATTCAATACCTGGAAATGTTATAAATGATTATATATTACCTATATACGATGAAAAAATAAAAGGTATTGGAACACTTGAACAATATATTGATTTTATAGACAGCAAATTTCCTAATTTAGATCCAAAAGAACATGATATTAATGAAGGTATTTCATATACACCATTTAATAAATATATATTGGGATCAGAAGAAGATATTAAACAGTTTAAAGAATGATTGGAAAATAAAAAACATACTGTCTTGAAATTTGATATTAAAGAAAATTCTATACAGGATAGAGTATGAGAAGAAATTAAGAAAAATAATGTACCATATAGTAAGAACTTTATTATTGATAGTCAATTTTTAAAAATGGAACATATAATAGATGGTGAAAATCCAAAATTACTTGCTCCTGTTTTTAATGATGAAAACTATAAGAAAGAAGCTATAAATGATTTACTTAATACAAAATATAAGGATTTAAATGAGTCTGATCCAGAAGAAGCGCTTAGAAGGGCAACAGAAGAAGTAGACCTGGAATTAAAGACTTCAAATATAATGGTGTCTTTACAAATAATAGTTAATGATATTTTACAAAATTATATAAAAAAGAATCCTAAATTTTCTATTGATAATTCTATAGAAAAAATTATAAAAACTGTAAAGGATTATAATAAATTAATAAAACATGACTTTAGTTTTACAGAAAAAGAAAAAGTAAATATATCACAAAATATAAAAGAACAGATACAAAAATGATATAAACAAACTGTTTTAAATTCTACTGAAAAATTTGAAGCAGATGTTTGGTTAAATAGACAATTACCTATAGAAAATGCAACAGGAATATCATCTCCAATCTCTTACTTATCTATAAACAGTGATGGAATTCCCAGCATTTATGATGTAAGAGTTTCTAGAAATAATATTACAGATTGAGACTCAGCAAAAATTCTAAGAACTGACTATAAACTTGGTATATCAAGGAGATTACTAGAAGATTTGCTGCCACCAGAAATTAATCCACAACTTATATCATTATACATATTACCAGCAATTTTTCCAGTAAATAGAGATGGATTGATAATGGCAGATAAATTTTATATTGGAGAGGTAAATGAAAGAAGTTCTTCTTATGCATATAAACCATCTGGCCTTGATGAAAATGGAATTGTCACACAAACGCTTAGAAAATTAATTCCTGTAAAAGTTAAAGATAACCCAGAAGAAAGTACTGTAATAATAAGTAATATACAAAAAACATTATCTGCAATGTTTCCTACTTATAATTTCAGGACAAAACGTAAAATAGAAGATATAGAATTTTTAATAACAAAAGCTAAACATAGGGCCGAAGGAAGACAAACAATTAAACTTTTGAATAGATTAACTGGTGAATATATTGAAGAGCCCAACACTGAAGAAGGCGTAGAAAGATTTAAAAAAAGAGTTGCCGAATACGTAGAATTATTAAATGCTACAAAAGATACAGCTGTACAGGATATAATTAAAGAAATAAATAAAGGAAAAAAAACTGGAAAATTAAATATAAAAGGACTTATTTATGATGGTCTAAATACTACTTTTCAAAAATACTTAAGTGGAGATTGAGAATTAATTACAAATAGACCTGCTTTATTAGCAAATGGCACACTTGTTTTTCGCAATAATAAGACATTACAGGTAGAAGTTGTAACATTAACAATTAATAATTTAAGACAAATTAACAATCTTGGTCTTGGAACTAAAGTACTTGGTAAATTTTATAGAGATTCAGATTTAAATAGAGATCCAAAAATATGAAAAGCTACAAGTTCACATATAGAAATTTTAAAAACTTTGACTGTATTAAATGCTATGCCAGATGTGTTATATGGATATAAACTTGGAAATATAAAAGTATTGGATATTTCCTCTGGAACACCAGACTGATCTAATAATTTGGAAAATGCCTTTTATAATTTCGATTTGCTTCTAAAAGAAATAAAGGATGATATAAATATAGAAAATAATTTTGCTAATAAAAAAATTAAAGTAGCAGATTATATGGAAATATTATATCAAGAAATATTAGATGCATTAAGAACTATAAATAATGATGCATTAAATGCTTATTTTAGTATGGAACAATTTGACAATCCATCAACAAATAATGAAAAAATAAAATTATTAACTCAACTAAGTGACAAACTTTTAGAAACATATAGCTATTTGAATAAAATAGATCCAACTAAAATTACTGATTTTAGCGATCCTATTGTTTATCTATATGCATTAGTAAGTGGAGGAATATCTCATTTTATAGGAATCAATGGAGAGTTTGAAACTGGCGTAAATGAGTATGGTATAACAAAAGGTGATTTTACACACATGTTAAAAAGCTGATTATTTGGAGAAGTAAAAGATACAAATATAAAAATTCCTACAGTTGGAATGTTCCAGGGAATGAAACTTGCAACAACTGATGCTGTTCAATCAGAATATTTGAGCCAAATATACGATGTTAGAAATCTTACTCAGGATAAAATTAGTAGTATTTATTTAAAAGAAAAAAATAAAGTTATTAATTTAACAAATGCAATGTATAAAGAAATGGGAAGACCCTGGCTTGAAAAAACGTTTATTGGTGATGCAGATAGATTCTACAGTCCATTTTATGAACATGACGGTAATAAATTGGATTCAGAATTTAAGTTAAAAAATCCATGATCAAAAGAAACAGCTTTAACTCCAGAACAAAGAAAATATTTAAAACAATATATACATCTGTTTTATTTATATAGAGATGACTCAAATCAAGAATTAGATACATTTGAAAAGTTTGAAAAATCAGAAGAACTAAAACAAATGCTTGCTTCTGGAGAAATTGAAAATTTATTAAAAATTCCTCTTATTCCAAGAATGAATTTAAGTGAATTAAAAACTTTGACTACAGATGGATTTAGAAAAATGGTTGGAAATATTAAAGAAAATGCATTAAATATATTGGCTATAAAACAAGAAACTCCTGAAGAAGCAGAAAAAGAATTACAATATATTGGTTCAATGAACGCTATAAATGGCCTAAAGAAAATTTACAATAGATTCAAAAGTCAGGAAGATAAAGAATTTAGGGATTATCTATTAACAAGATATAGTGTTGGACATTGAGAAATTAACTTAGATACTATTTTATTAAAATATATATTTGAATCTATTAAAGAAAAATATTTTAATGAAGTACTTCCATATATTAATGCATCAATGCAAAATTTGCGATTTTATGGGTATCAAACTGGTCATATTGAAGAAGTTGAAAAATTATTAAATACTACAATGGAACAGATTAAAGTATCAATATATAATGTGTCTCCAATAAAAGGAAAAGAATATGAAGATCTATTTAGCTATATAAAGCTATTGCAAAAAGGAGTAAGTTTTATGGTTTTAGCTATAAGACCAGCCATGGCAATTAAAGAATTAGTAGTTGGTACTATAAAGAATACTTCTTATGCCTGATCAAAAGTATATGGTGATGATAGTTTTTCTGGAAGATATTTAACACAGGCCTATAAATTATTATTATCAAAAAAGGATTATGCTTTAGTTAATGAGTTAAATAATTATTTTAAAATTGCAAATAGAGATATGAATCAGATAGTTGATAAAACAAAGATAGATAGAAGAGGATTAAATTTCATTAGTGATTTTATGTATTGGAGTAATACAGCTCCAGACTATATCAATAGATTAGCATTATTTCTTTCAAAATTAATAAAAGATGGTGTTTACCAAGCATATTCTTTAGATAAAGATGGTAATTTAGTTTATGATGTAACAAAGGATGAAAGATTTTCATATTATTTTCAAATGAGAAAAAAATATGGAATGAAAGATCATCCAACTGATAAAAAATATAATACACAAAGAGCATTATACAAAACTTATATTGATTATTTTAATAAACAAGCTATTTTTAAAAACGATAAAACATATAAAGAAGAAGATCTAATTTCAGAACCATATATGAATCTTGAAAGAGAAAGTATAAAAACTTTTACAGAATTGGCGTATGGATATTATGACTATGATAGAAGTCCTCTTATAAAGCATTTACCACTTGGTATATTTTTTGGTCAATTTATGACTTTCTGGCCAGCCAAGATAAGATATTATTTTGGTAAACCTACAAAAACAAAAAGAGGCCATATGCAACAGAAGTTTAAAATGGTAAATGGTAAAAAAGTACTATATTATGTAAAGTATGAAACAGATGAAAATGGACAAGAATATAGACTTGAAATACCAGAAACAGAATTAAAACCAGGAGATGCTTATTCACCAGATTGAGAATGAGTTGGAGATCCTTTTGAAGGATTAATGTATTCTTTTGGTATAACAATAAGGGAGCTTGCTACTGGAAAATCATTAAAAGAAATAGAACCACATAGACTTAATAATGCGAAATTAATGTTACATGATTTAATTATAATGTTAATTAATATATTACTTGGTATTTTAATATTTAAAAATAAAGATTTAATTACTGGAAAAACAAACTATAGTCAGATGGATCAATACGAAAGAATGGCTTGTAAAATCTTAATGAGATCGACAAAGGAATTTAATCCATTTTCTCTATTAGGAGATATACAAACAACTCCAGTATTTATAAGTACTTTATCAGATACTATAGATTCTGTTAAGGATGTTTTTTCTGGAAACGGATCAGTTGAAAGTTTTATTAGATCAAATTTGAACTTTATGGAATTAGTACCAAATCCTATGGCTAGGCGTTAAACATTTTAGCGTATATTTCACGTTTTGGATTATACTCTTTCATTCTTTCAAATTTTTTAGCAAATACACGAGCAGCATCTACTGGATTATTAGTCTTAAGTAATTCATCAAGTGCTGCTCTTTCTGTAGTATTTAATTCGTGCCAAATATATTCAAGTTGTGTTTGAAAATCGTGTGTAGGTTTATTTCTAATTTTTGAAAATGCATGTAAACCATCCAACCTGTCTTTATTTCATTGCGCTATACCATAAGATGTATTATTATCACCCCATGCTGTAGTATTTAAATTCGATTCTACCTGAAGATTACCCAATATTCCAGCTGCCTGTTCCTTAGTAAGTCCTTTCTGTATAAAAAAATCCATAGCTTCTTTTACTTTATTACTGATTGTTATTGGTTTAGATTTTTCCTTAAAGGTTATAAAACTTTTAATTCGTTCTGATATTGGAACATCAGATTTTTTAGAATTTGTTAAATATTCTCTTAATAAAGAACTTTTACTTTGTACATTATTATTAGCGTAATAATCACTAATATATTCTGGATCATGCAATTTTTCTAAATTGTATTTATATTCTGCTCCTAACATAGAATTGTTAATAATTAATATTATTATAATTTAAACTAACTTGCAAAGTTAATAACTTTATTTTTAAATAAAAAGCGATAGCAAAAAAAATAGGGATATGCACAATATAATGCATATCCCTTGGTGATGTAAAAACTTATATAAAAACTATTTCAATTTGTCTATTTAATTATTAATTAGATGAAAAATTATAATTTAATCATCTTTCTCCATTTTTTCCAAACATTCATCACAGTATTGTGCTGGTAATTTTATTTCACCGTGAACAGCCAACCATTCATCATCTGTAAAGAAATTCTCATCTTTAATAAATTTACTGCATTTTGAACAAATCATTTCCCAGCGATTGTGTCGAAATTTAAATTTCGCTTTTGACATTTTATTTCCTATATTGTTCTAGTTCATCATAAATATCTTCTACAGTTATCTTATTGTGACTTTCTTTAATATATGTAGGATAAATCTTTTCACCAAATTTTGTTCCATATACATACCAATATAGTATGTCAACGCCAATAGAAGTATATTCAGAATTAATTATTAATTCAAACATTTCACAAACTGTAGAATAGATAGGATTTCTTTCATGATTTAAATCAATTCCAAACATTTCATAATTATTTACATATTCATGAAATTTTTTAAAATTATTTATAAATCTTACAAATTCTTCTTTAGTCATGTTATTTTATAATTTAAATTTTTATTATAATTTCTAATAATTTTCTATAATACTTCTATAAGATTTGAACCCATGATAATTATTTACCCATCCTTTTTCAGTAATTGCTTTTCCATATTTAAATCCAACTGTTTTAAAACTAGAATTATATTCTTCTTCTGTTAAACATTGACAACAGTGTTCAAATGGAGAAGAGTGTGGAGGATATTGATTCAATAATTTTTCATATAAAGAATTTAACTTCTCATAATCTAATTCTTTTTCATCTCCTATCAAAGTATAAGAAGTCCTCGCAGCCATTGCGATAGAAACTTTAATTGCTGTAAATTCTTTATTTAAAATAGGATCTTGACATAAATCTGTCTGCTCTTTTTTATTTATTTGATCAGCAAGTACAAATAATTTAGTTTCATCCATCTGTTCATAAAATGGAATATGCCATTCTCCTGGTTTTAATTGCTTAGGTGTACTTTCATTCATAGCATCGTAAATTTTCTCGGCAAGCATCATCATATGAATTTCAGCTTGACCTTTGTTTAATTGTAACCAATCTAAGTCTGTATAATTTTTTAACTCTATATAATTTGGTTCATCAGAGTAATAATCTAAAACATCTTTTTTACTTTTAAACTTATTTACTCCTATTTCATAACTTGGACTCCTAAGAGAAAAAAAGTTATCCCAACCTTCTTTACTACCTGTAATTAATACTGTATAATACTGGTAAGGTTCAAGAATACGATTTATAATTTGTTTAGTGATTCCTTTTTCTTTCATTTTTTCTGCCTGTTGTAAAGCTAATTCTGCACTTTCAAGCCATAATTTTATACAATCTTCCTTATCTTGACCTGTAAAATATTCAGTTCCTTGCATTCCTTTATGTGCTTTTTGAAATTCAAAAGGACAGAATGTATTATTTTTTACAGCTTCAATCATTTTTTGTACGGGTACAGCTCTACTTGAACTTGCATTACGCGAGAACATCCTATGTGTCAGCATTTCTGCGTGAATTATTCTAGGGTATGTTAAAACTAACGAAGTTAACCTATCTCCCTGCTGATTAATAGAATCAGCTACAATTTCAACTTTAATTTCATTCATAAATATTTTCTTTTTTAATTTTTGACCAAATAAATCCACCAGATGATTTTGATTTTCCAACACAATTATTAGTAATAGCCTTTCTATCAACATTTAATACTCTACCTGCTTCTGTTGCAGATTTAAAAGATTGTATATAGTTTCCTGTTGTTTTGTTATATTGACGCACTTCAATTTGAACAGGAGATTCCCACCCTTCAGTATATTTTTTCTTAATAGATTTAGACATTTTATTAACAACCTCTTTAGGTCTAGTTCTTCCTAATAAAGATTGTCTTACTTTTTCATTATGTTCTTTAGATTTAGGTTTACCTTTTAAAGCTTTAGAAATTTTTTCTCCAAACTCCTTAGGTTTCTTTTTACCTCTAAGCTTATTTCCGATTTTAATATAAGCTTCTACTCCTACATTCCCACCATCACCACCTAAAGATAAATTGTAACCTATTTCTGAATTAGTAGCATTAAATTGTTTTATCCAATAAATTTCTCTTTTACATAAATGAATTTTATCGTTACACCATTCTAAAATTTCTTTTTTGAAGTTTTCTCTGCCATATTTTTTAATAGCTCTATTAAGATAAATACCCGAACCTAAATACCAATTATCATCTTTTTTGCGATAAACCCTTTTACCTATATAAATTTTACCATTAAGTAAGTTTGTTGTTTTGTAGATATACATGATTTAATTTTTCTACAAAGATACAAAATTTCTTTTTGCCAAGCAATTGGAATAAAAGGATCTTTCTCTACAGATTGTATCATTTTTTCAAATGGAATTGCCCTTGAAGAGGATGTGTTTTTACTTAACATTCTATGAGTGTTCACCTCTGCCAATATGAATCTTGGAAAAGTAATAAGAAGTGTAGTAAGTCTGTCTCCATGAATGCTTAAAGAATCTGCCACTATTTTTGCATTTATTTTGCTCATTATTATTTAAAAAATATAATTGTTATATTATTATTTGCTCTATTATGTAAGTTATTTCCACCAATAATCATTATTAGAGATACTATTAGGATTCCCATTACATTCTTCCAAAGATATTACTTCGCTTATTCTTTCATCTTTAATTAAATAATATTTATTCTCTTTATATTCATAAATAAGTTTATCTCCAAAATCGACACTATGAAAGATATTTGGAGCAACTTCTATAAATCTTAATCCTTTATATTCAAAGACTTTTGTCATAAATTAATTATTATTTATTGAATTATTTAAAATTCTTATGCCTATCTTATTTTAAAATGATATTTTATTTTTATGTTTTACGAAATAATCTAATAGAGTCATTTCACTAAAAGATGTTCTATTGCTACTACTACTTGTAGGCGCATATTGTTCTTTTACGCCATCTACATACATTGTAAAAGTAAAATCTTCTCCCATAAAACAACTATCCCAAACTTTTTCTGGAAGCATAGATTTTACATCTAATTGCTTTAAAGCTAAATTATCAAAAGCAATTAGAAATTTTCCAAAATATGCTGGTAATTTTATTTTCCATTCATTTATATTTTTTATTACTTCATCAGAATAATAGTTTATACCTCTTCCAAATTGTTTATAGCCAAGTATTAATACTTTACAATTTCCAAGTTTTTTTAATTCATCTAAAATATTCATATCATGAACACCTATAATAAGATGATATACTATATTATTAGTTAGATTTTTTAACTTTTTAATTTCTTCAAAATTATTACCAGTTATAGATATTCCTACTCCTTTAACTAAATCATTCTCTATTAAATAAGTAATTAAAGTATTATACTTAGCAAGATGAAATTGATTTATAGTAATGTTACATATAAATCCTTTATCTTTACACCATATAAGAAAATCTAATAGATTAGGATGAGCTAGGCAATTTCCACCACCTATAGCTAATTCTACACCACTGGGTAAGTCAGATAATATAGACTTTAGTTTTTCTAAATCAGCATGCTTACCTTTTATTGTTGAAGATTCATGACAATATTTACATCCTGCATCACAATAATTAGTTATCTTAACATCTAAAGATTCTGGAAATTGAATAATAGGAATATCTTCATATTCTCTTACTTTAGTTCCGTCATCATAAATAGTAACTGTAGTATTACCATTATTATATTTATATAATATATCATCCATCATATCCATATTTACAAATTATATGTAACACTTCTCCATTTTTAGTAATATATTTATTTTCATCAACCTCTTTTTTTCCATATTTTATATATTCATCATATGTAAAATATTCATCTTTATTCAAATCCTCAGAATAAGGTACAAAGCCTTCATCATATCCACGTAAAATCTCTCCCTTTTTCCATTTATCTAATTCTTCATCAGTACATATAATAATAGAATGCGTACTACTTTAGTTTCAAATAATCCAATTCTAATTTTTTTCGTTTACATATTATCATTATCAGTTTTAAAATATGAATCTTTTGAAAATAAGAAACTTTTTAAATTATTTTCATCTTTAAATATTTTACTTGCTTCTTCTATACTCTGATGATCTATATATCCAAATTTTTCAGAATCGTTTCCAACATAGTTCAATGCTTGTTTTAATGTAAGGCCATCATATTTTATATCTTTAATATTCAACTGCTCTTTTAATATTTTATCAAGCATTTTCAAATCTTTTTTAGTACCATAATTAATTGCATAGGTTAAAGCATAGGAAGCTTTATCTGTAAAATCAGTATAAGTATGCTTTTCCCATCCATAATCATCTGTAGTTATATTTAAAGAATTAATATTTTTTGGAAAATTTTTAAATTCTCCTTCTTTTATAACAACAGAATGAGTACTACTACTATTAGTTTCAAAAATGTTTTTTCTAATCTTTTTCATTTTAATTTATTAATTATTCTAAAATAGTAAATTTAAAACATCTTATGTCCCCATTATTATAATTCACTCTTCCTACATCTTTATAATCTATTTTTACTTTAAGTATTAAATTTTTATTATTCTATTTCTTCTTTAGTGCTCGCAGGTAATCCGAAACTATATATAGCCTTCCAATATACTTTATCTTTAAATTCACATATAAATTCTTCAGAAAGCTTTTGATTTTCACTAATACATATCCAATCTACATAATCTTTAAACTCTCTTATAAATGACTCAGATAAGATCTGAAAAGTAGAAATATAAATCCAGTCTAATCTGTCTTTATATTTTCTAATAAAGTCTTCTGATAAAACTTGATATTTTGCAATAGATGGCCAATATATTCTATCTTGATATTTTTCAATAAATTCTTCTGTTAAGTTATCATAGGAAGATATATAATACCAATATAATTGTTAGTGGCAAGGCTATGACACCACCGACCAACTATCACTCCACCACCCTTGTTCTTGAGGATCCAACCAACAAACGTCTGGTATTTGATAACCATCATTCGTAAACCAACATCCGTTTTTATAGTAGATATATTCATCGTCCATAAAAGATCGGTGTCTTATTTTTTTGCCTTCAATAATTGCAGCATCTTTAGCTTGAATTA